TCTCTGGAATATTGTCAAGTGTTCTATCCCCACCATTTGCAAAGATAACTTCATCCTCTGGATACATCTCTAATACCTGATTAATGGCGTCTATTGCAGTGCCGTCCGAGTCGTCGAAAACAATAACGGCGTCTACTGATTTGAACTCCTCGATAATCGCCCCACGCTCGTCGAGTGGCATGAACGGCTCTCCCTTTTTCCTTACCAGCCACGAGTCCGAGTTGACTCCAACAATAAGGGCGTCGCCTAACTTTCGGGCAGCCCTAATATAAGACACGTGCCCTGAGTGGACAGGGTCGAACCCACCAGTAACTAGAACAATCTTTCTCATATTAGTCCCAGTAGTAGTTGATGTATCCGTCGTAGCACTCGCACTCAGGAAAGTTCTCGTCCCCAGGACACTCTACGTCCGACTCTTCTATTTCATCTTCTCCGTCAGCATTGCACGAAGGGCAGTTGCTGTAGATGCCAGTCTTGTATGACTCGAAAGTGCTATCGATATCGCCCTGGATTTCCCATTGCTTCTTTGCAATGTGCCACCCATAAGTATCCCAGCAGCATCGACCACCATACATACGAGCACCAGAAGTAACCTGAGGATCTTCGCAAGTCCCATGAGCCGTCCACACTAGACGAGGGTCCATCTTCTGGACCTTTTCCCAGTTTTCAGGAGTATTCTCTAGAAAGTCATCCACCTCGTAGTCTTCTATCCAAGACTCGTATTCTTCCTTGTATTCCATGGCCTCTTCATTAGTGGACATTTTTTTCCTTCTTTCTACGTTCTTTGTAACAAGCTGGACAGTAACTTCCCATGAACCTGATTCGATGTCTCCGGCAGGGATAGCCGCGTTTATTATTCTTCATCTTCCTCTTCTTCATCTTCAAAATCACCCTCGAAGTCGAATTCAAGTCCTGCAGCCAGAACTTCATCTAAGGACTCAAATTCTTCGCCCTCGTCAATACCTAGACTTCCTAGCAGCAGGGCCCAGGCTTCTTCGATGAAACCGCGAGCACGGTCCGTCTCTTCTACAATTCCACTAGAGATGCAATACGCCAAAGGTAGCCCCAGGTCGTTATACTCGATGAAGTCGTCAAAGTCTTCATTGTCTCGTTCATTCAGCCAAAGCTCGGCTAAAATCTCGCACTTTGTCTTAAAGTCAGTGCCTTCTGCCTGTTCTTCATTACTCATCTTCAGCCTTCTTATCTTTCTGCTTCTGTTTATACTCAGCTGCCAAATTCTCGTCCGTCTGGTTCTTGTAGTGGACTCGCTTCACTCGGTCGAGTCGGAAGCTACGGAGACAAGGCATCCCTTTCGGTCCACCCCAAACATCCACCCACTCGGTACCATTCTCGGTAGTGACGTGTTTTACGAAGCGAAAACGTCCTCGCTCCTTGCTGATCTTAAGTTCTGTCCCCTTAACAACATGTCGTCCATTGATCTGCATCTCGGTTACAACAGTCCAACCATCATTTGGCTTTGGACCATCAGGAACATTAGATTTCCGTCTTGCCATCAGCTTCTCCTTCAATAAGGGCGTCTACTATGTTCTTCACAGTCGAAGCATACCACTTTCTGTTGTTTTGTGTAGGTATACCATCTGCATTTAATCCGTCGGCTATCTTGCCAAAACTCTTTCCAGCAGCCCTCTCAGCCACGATTCTTTCCTTGATTTCGGGTAAAGTGCGGTTTTTCGGCCCCATATCTACCCCCCAAACTATGCCACGGTCTCTACGGTCCTTGTGGACGTCTTTCTGTCTCGCGGCTATGATTCCGCGCTCCATTTCGGCCAAAGCACTCATTACTGTGACCACAAAGCGTCCTTGATAGGTCGAAGTGTCCAGATTTAGGTCCAGCATGATCAAACGCCAGCCTTTTTTGCTTGCTCGGTCCACAATGTCCAAGAAGTCAGTGGTCGACCTAGCAAGTCGGTCGATTCGGGTAACAATAAGGGCGTTTGCTTCGCCGGACTCTAATCTAGTAAGGGCGTCTGTTAATACTGGTCGACCCTTGATACTTTTACCAGATCGGCCTTCCTCGCGGATAACTTCGAAATCCTTGAACCCGTGGAACTCGGCGGCGGTGATTAGGGTTCGCTCCTGAACATCCAACGAAACTCCGTCGTTTACCTGCAGCTGAGTGGATACTCGGGCATATAGTAGGGCTTTACCAGGGTTAAGGGCGTCCATCACTTCTCTTCTTGTATAAAGTTACGCTTTTCCTGTTTATATGGTACCACGCTTTGTACATTCTTAATCCTAAGTTTGTACAAACAAAAACCCGCCACCGAAGTGACGGGTGTTTGCCCCGGGCATCGAGCTGTCCGTCCGGACAGCCATTACCCGTTCGACCGCCTAACGGTCTGGTACATATATAAAGTCGCCCGGCTTCACCCTGATCAGTTGGTGGAGTCAGCGGCTCACTATTTCTTTCTCATAATAAGACCCAGATCGAGGCGCGACTCTCGAATCCGATGCAGAGCCTAGCTCACGTCTCAGGTACTAACTTACGTCCTCTAAGAGGGTGTTGGTCTTCGCTGTCCATTGGTATTACTAGGGTTGCTATGGGCCATGCGTCTGCTGCATGTCTAGGCCAGTAGATTAGCCTAACACGACCTCTCCCGTCGTGTCAAGCTTTTCCGTGGAGATGCGGGGAATCGAACCCCGGTCCAGTTACGGATCCATTGTTCTTCTACAAGCTTAGGCAGTTTATATTTCCAGGACCGAACTACCACATCCTGTGGTGCTTCAGTTTTACGTCTCCAGCATAGACGTACTGCAGGTTGTCCTACTTATTTAAAACCTGGCTGCCCACCTAAGACTAGTGCTTTGCCAGGGGCGTCTAAACTACTGTTAGGCAGCTAGAGCGAATGCAGAACGAGATTCAGCATTTATTTTGTTTAGCGGTTTTACGAGACTCCGCTATCTCGGCTTGCTTCACCAACTTCAGAATAACTGTCGAAACCAGTCATCCCCGTTTGTCACTATTGAGTTATCTATTTACAGAATAGCACACTTATGTAGCTTTTAACAAATCTTTTATAAGTTGCAATGTATCTAGCGGTCCGTCTACTGGATAGCAGTTTGCACCAGTTCGCATAACCGAATGATCATTGCCACCCTCGTCTAGTCGATCTCCCACAAACAGGACGTCATCTGGCTTAAGTCCAGTACGCTTGATAAGTTCATCAATTCCGAATCCCTTGTCAATCCCAACCTTTGTAATGTCGATACTAGTCGACCCGCCAGAGCGAACATCGAACTCCAGAAGCAGTGATGCCAGGGTTCGACGGAATCGATCTTTTCTAACTCCAGTAGGATCCCAGAGCTCTTTCTCTTCAATCGGAGCATTCTGACCTAAAGCAGAGAATGTTACCTGAGTCCCTCGGTTTTCAATAACTGCCCCGTGAGGATTTTCCGGCCACTCGCCTAGTAACGCAGCAGTTACATGAATGTTCTGAGTAATGCGTTCGATCTCTTCCTCTGACAGCTTCTCGGAATAGACAACTCGCCATCCTCCAAGATGACGCTTCAAATACTGAGCACCGCTGGTAGGCATAATGTGTAGATTACGAAGGTTTGACTTATCAGGAAGCAAGTCCACAACCTGAGACATAATCTGCTCTCTTGTACCACCACTGATAATACAGACCTGAGCAACCCCTAGTAAATCTCTAAGGGCTTTTCCCATGTCATTTGAAATAGGACCCTTGCTAGGTGCAAGAGTCCCATCCAAATCAAAAGCTACTAATTTGATTCCCACTAGTCGCGAGTAACCAATCGACGCTTCACTGCGTCAAAAACCTTTGGACGCTTTTTTGAAGCCTTACCGTTCTTACGGTCAGAAACTTCCTTTGCAGCTGGCTTTGCGCCTCCGCCTTTACCTTTTGCCATTACTTCTCCTCAATTTCAATACCACGATTGGTTGCACGCCAAACGCTAGGGGCATGGTTAGATTCTACATCCTTTTTGTGCTCTTCATCTTCATAAAGACGAATAATGTGAATGCAAGGATCAGACTCTTCAAATGCGTGGTCCTCCTCCTCACTAGTTGGTAGACCATCATGCGTATAACAAACAGCAGGACCAGCCCAGCCATTTTCAATACCTACGCGAAGCCATTCTTCAAAATCCACTTTGTCTCCTACTGTTTCGTCTAGCCTAGCTGCCTGAAGTTCCTGAACAGACAGCTTTGGCCAGACTAGGTTATTTCTAACCCCATACGACGTAATGTATGTTTATTTGCTGCGGGATTGCAACGTCACAAGACTATCAAACATAAGTTCAGAATGCAACAAATCCCCCAAATTTCTTTGAGGGATTTGTCAGAGGTGAATATTAGAAGTTTGAATCTTCTGAAGGGGCTGCCTTCTTCTTGCTGTCTGCAAGTGCGGCTTCAGCCGAGCTAGCAAAGGCAATGTTGATTTCTTCCTGGTCTAGAACACCGTCCACAACGTAGGCACGTGCTAGAGACTCAGCAACTTCCATGATTCCAACAAAAGCAGCGATTAGGGCAGACTGCCACAACTCAACGCCACCGATGGAACCTGCGGCTAGAACACCGCTGACTTTAAGGATGACCAAAGCGACTGTACGCTTTAGGATCATTTTTACAATTTCCATTTTTTCTCCCGGGAGACTAGTAGATTTAATGACCCTCTCTCCCAAGAGCTACTTCAATTTTACCGCACTTATTTGTTAGCGATTTTTCGTTTTTTGCGGATTGCTCGACGCTGCTGGTCCGTAGTTCCACCCCAGATTCCAACTAAATACTGGTCAGTTAGAGCGTATTCTAGGCACTCTTTGATGAATGGACAGCTATTACAAATAGCTTTTGCCCCTTCGAGATTGTAGTAAGTTGCACGAACTACAGAGATATACTCTTCGCTATTGTTCGGATTAAGGGAGAACGTTTCACTACCGTCCTCTGGAAAGAACATATTTGGATCTGTCTCCGCACAAGGAGGATCCTCTCCCTCAATAAACTTTGGATACTCTGCGTCTATTGGAAGGAATTCCATGTTTAGTTCTTTCTATCTCCAGGTGTTGTTGCCAGTGCTATACCCAGTTCCATTGAACTTAATCGGAGGTGGGTTGAACACTCGTTTCAACTCTAGTCCACAGTCTTCTTCTTTGCAAGTCGATACTGTATCTTCTGCAGAAATACTGCGAACTTCGGAGTAGACATGTCCGTTAGAGCATTTATATTCGTAAGTAGGCATAGTTATATTCTACTCATAGACTAGAAGTCCCAGTCGTCGTCTGTGGTGGCTTCGTGCTTACCCATAACGTAGCTTGAACCAGATCCTGAGAAGAAGTCGTGGTTCTCATCACCATTAGGAGATAGAGCAGAAAGGACAGCCGCATTGACGTTGGTCTCATCCTTAGGGAACAGCGCGTCGAAGCCTAGGTTCATCAGGGCCTTGTTCGCGTTGTAGTGAAGGAACTTCTTTACGTCGGGGGTTAAGTCGACAGTGTCATACAAATCTGCAGTGTATTTAACTTCGTTCTCGTAAAGCTCTAGAAGAAGGTCATATGTATAGGCTCGCAGTTCTTCCTGACGCCATCCGTCTTGTTTATTAAACTCCTGCTGGAACTTGTAACCGATGTAGTAGCCGTGGATGGCTTCGTCGCGGATGATGAGACGAATTAGGTCGGCAGTGTTGCTCAACTTTGCTCGGCTCGATAGATAGATAGGCCAGTAGAAACCGGAGTAGAACAGGAAGCTCTCAAGCAGGGTAGAGGCTACCTTGCGCTTTAGAGGGTCTTCTCCGTTGTAGTAGGAGAGAACGATCTCTGCCTTCTTCTGAAGGTAAGGGTTGTCTTCCGACCACTGAAACGCTGCATCAATTTCAGTGGTGGAGCATAGGGTCGAGAATATCGAGGAGTAGCTCTTGGCGTGAACTGATTCCATGAATGAGATATTAGTCAAGACCGCTTCTTCATGCTGAGTCAAAGAGTCCGGAATAAGGCTTACTGCACCAACGGTTCCCTGAATGGTGTCTAGCATAGTTAGCCCAGTAAACACGCGCTGAGTCAATAACTGCTCGTGAGGCTTTAGGGTCGACCACGACTGGATGTCGTTGCTTAGAGGCACCTTCTCAGGCAGCCAGAAGTTCGAGGTCAGACGGTTCCAAACATCTAGGTCTACAGGGTCTTCAATCTTATTCCAGTTAACAGGACGAGTAATTTTCATTTATTCGCATTCCTTTTCTTTTTTATTAAGTATTTCAGTGACATTTAGTACATCATCGGGAGTTCCAAAAATTTCAACTTTTGCCAGCAGTGGTACTTTTAATTTTTCAGAAATCACTTTTGCAGCTCGACAGTAGTGTTCACCAAAGTTAGTATTGCCCAGCCCGATCACGCCAACTGCAAAAGATCTATTTTCTGGATCGTTCAGAAAGTCAACTACCTGTCTAGGCACCGATTTACCTTCCGCCCCTCCTCCGTAGGTAGGAACAAAAAGTACGTATTTCTTAGTAACTACTAAAGGCTCTCCAGTATCTCTAATCGGAATACGATGAGACTTAAACGGAAGCTTTTCAACAAATTTTTTAGTATTACCAGAGTAGTTAGAGAAATAGACAATCTCTAACATAATAGCTATACGACCAGAGTCTGTAGACGATCTAGTTTGAACCCAGCCCACTTGTCGTCACCAGCGATAACTACAGGAGCAGCCGAAAAGCCAAGACCTAGGACCATGTCTAGAGACTCCTGATCCTGAGAAAGGTCTACAACCTTGTAGTTGATCTCATTCTTGTCTAAAAATTTCTTTGTCATGTCGCACTGAACGCAGCTCGGGTTGGTGTAAACAGTAACCATTTGGGAGAGATTCCTAACTAGATAGAGATAACTCCTGCGAAAAATCGATTTAATCGAGTCACAGGAGCTTGACGTTATACCAGTATAGCTGAAATAACGAAACGCGATTTTACTCACTAAAGAAGAATACAGCGTCAACGATTTCTTGGCAAATCGGACAAATTTTCAATCGCTCTGGATTTCGAGTGGGAACAAACTTCTTACCACAGAGCGCGGTAACAGGGGTTCCCATGATGTAGCCCTCAGTAGCACTAGCGGCATCAGTGTAATGAGCAAGCGGCTCATCTTCTTTAGACTCGATATCTACTTCAGGTTTTTCTAAAACGTCAGTACTCATTTCACCGCCTTAAGCATTCCAATAACTGCGTCTAGTTTAATTTTACCAAGATATGAGGCAACGTCTTTATAACCATAAGAGACAATAACATCATCCCCTGACAAAACTAGACCGGCGGCAAACTCGATATCCGCCCCCTGAAACGAGAACGGGTCAGATATCTCTAATAACTTTCCAGTTTTATCATATGTAGCAAATCTGTGAAGATAGGTACGAATTGTTTTATTTCGGTAGCCGAACATGCGAGGCGTATATACCTTTTCTATCCTTATAACCGCTTCATGGGTAATTGCTAGATACTTATCCCCAATATTCCATAAGCAACTACCGCCCCTAATATTATTTCCAGCCTCCTCCGTGGCCTCACGTAGCTTGACTTTTCCAGAAGCTACGCTATATATGGAAGTAGCACTGTAGACAAAATCAAAGTTTGAATTCTTTTCATAGGTTGGCATCCAGTTTTTTTCTATCGGCTGAATGTCACCTTCGGTGTGTATTTTTATTAGTGTTGCTTTATTGTCTTTGATTTTATAGGTAGCAAGTCTAGGAATGTCATTCGTTATATGCGGCTCCTTCATCACAGATAGGACTTCCCATCCGCCATCTCTCCAATAGAGGCGTCCATCTTCCGGTCCGCGCAAGTACTGACCAACTTCTGAAAAATCTATTTCACGCAAGGAATTATGGTCTAACTTCCAATCGGAAGTCAGATTCCCAAGAAACATTCGATTTTTTACTCTAGTTCCAATAGTTGCCACGGTGTCACCAGTTTTAGGATCAAAAAAGTAGTTGCTGGCACGAACGAGAACTACATAGCCCTCTACCGGGGAGTAAGCCACAGAGGGGTTGAAAGCCGACCAACGCTTATCAGATTCATCGACAAAACGACAAATACGCCAGGTTTCTCCCCCTAAATCAGTGAAAAGCGGCGTTGTCATCCTTCCAGTATACCAACTTAGATCCCAGTAAATAAGGTAAAATTAAAGGTGCGGATACTACTATCTGAAGGATCTCCCCCATGACTTGCATTGCCGGAACTTACAATATCACCTGTGACCAAGGTGCCACTTTTTCACGCACAATTACATGGACCGACTCCGCTCGTAACCCATACAATATCACTGGATATACCGCCAGAATGCATGTCCGTGAGACAGCAAATGCTTCAAGCACTATTGTCACATTAACCACCTCAAATTCAAGAATTACCCTAGGTGGAACTGCTGGAACTATCACTCTAACCATTGCTGCTGCAGATACTGCAGCCCTAACTCCAGGGTTATACGTCTATGACTTAGAACTAGTCTCCGGGGCTGGTGTTGTAAGTCGAATTATTGAAGGAAACTTCAAAGTAAAAGCTGAGGTAACTCGATAAATGGCAGTCGATTTTGGAGATAACCCGAATAAAGTTTCGGTTAACCCCCACGACCTGAACAAAGTTATTGTTCAGGAGCAGCCAAACCATGTCGAAATCGGGATTGGTGGTCCTCAGGGTGCTCCAGGTATTCAAGGTGTACAAGGTCCGCAAGGAACCACCGGAACTCAGGGCACAACTGGAACTCAAGGCGCATTAGGTACTCAAGGAACCCAAGGCACTCAGGGCCCACAAGGTATAACAGGCACGCAAGGTGCAACCGGTATGCAAGGGGCAACAGGCATGCAGGGTACAGACGGTGCCCAGGGACAACAAGGAAACACCGGAGCACAGGGTACAACAGGTGCCCAAGGAGCAACAGGCGAGACTGGAACCCAAGGTGCCACTGGAATCCAAGGTGCAACTGGTGCGCAAGGCACTACAGGCGCACAAGGCTCCACAGGCCAAACAGGAGCGCAAGGAACCCAAGGCACTCAGGGCGTCCAAGGTATCACTGGCTCACAGGGGACTCAGGGAGTTCAAGGGCTTCAGGGTATTCAAGGATTGCAGGGGATACAAGGACTACAAGGCTTGCAGGGGTTGCAAGGCATTCAAGGAATCCAAGGATTTACAGGTGCCACAGGGCCTCAGGGTGTTTCTATTCACTTTATTGGCACTGTTGCACAAGTTGTAGACCTACCGGGAAGCGGCAACTCCGTAAATGACGCTTACATCGTGTCCGCAGATGGTGACCTGTATGTTTGGAGCGGAAGCTCATGGGATAGCGTGGGCCAAATTGTTGGACCTGAAGGTGCTCAAGGAACTCAAGGAACGGTAGGCCCGCAGGGCACAACTGGAACTCAAGGTGCTGTCGGCACACAAGGCACAATAGGCTCGCAAGGCACGACCGGAAGTCAAGGAGTCCAGGGGTCCACAGGTATTCAAGGTCAGACCGGTGCTCAGGGCATTCAGGGAGTCCAAGGTACTACAGGTTCTCAGGGAGCCACGGGAACGCAAGGAGCTACCGGAACACAGGGCGCTATCGGTGCACAAGGAGCTCAGGGCTCTACAGGTGCACAGGGAACCACTGGTACTCAGGGCGCATCCGGAACTAACGGCCTTAACGGTGTCCAAGGTGCTACAGGTATGCAGGGCACCGACGGACTTACTGGGGCACAGGGAGCCACCGGAAATCAGGGTATTCAAGGCCTTCAGGGACTACAAGGAACCGACGGAACTCAGGGTCTAACTGGTCTTCAGGGTATCCAGGGAACCGCAATCCAAGGTACTCAAGGAACTACAGGTACAACAGGCTCGGGTGGTGCAGTAGGTCACTACGGCTCGTTCTACAGCTCACAGACTCAGACTCTTGCAAACGTCAGTACTGAACAAGTTATAACAATCAACTCAACCTACCCTAATGGTAGCGGTCACGGTATTTCAATTGTTGACAACAGCAAAGTAACCATCGCTGAGCCTGGCACATACACTATGACCTCGGTTATGCAGGTTGCCAACCCAACTAACGCTGTTCAGTCTGCACGATTCTGGTTGAAGCTAAACGGAACCAACTACCCAAACTCAACTACGTCTGTCACCCTACAGCCACGTCAATCTTCTGACCAGCCAAGCTACCAGCTAGTGACCGTCACCTTTGTAGGAACGTCGACCGCAGTAAACGACTACGTCCAGATTTTCTGGGAAGGAACATCTACTCAGCTTGCCCTTGTAGAGAACCCAACTAACGGATACCCAGAGACCCCATCTGTAATCCTCGGCATCACCCAGGTTATGTACACCCAGGTAGGACCTCAGGGTACAAACGGTACTCAAGGTATACAGGGTGTTCAAGGCACAACAGGCCTACAAGGCATGCAAGGCACTGACGGTATTCAGGGTATTCAAGGAGCTAATGGTGCTGACGCCTCAGTAGCCGACTTCACATTTACCCCTGGAACAATTACCAACGCTTCAAATATCTCTATTGTCTCTGAGGGTGGAGACATTGTCTTAAATGCTGATGGAGATGTCTACTTAAATGCAGCAAACCCAGGTAATGGACTAGTTACCGACGGATACTTAGACCTAATTATTGGTGACACTAGTCGAATCAATACTGGCACCGGCCACAGCATTACTGACGCCCTGGACAATATTTCACTAACTCCTGGCCCAGCCGGAGCACAAGGAACAACAGGCTCCCAGGGAACTACAGGAACACAGGGTACCACCGGAACTCAAGGAACAACTGGAGCGCAGGGCACTACCGGTGCTCAAGGAGCTAATGGAGTACAGGGAACAACCGGAACAACCGGAGACCAGGGTATTCAGGGAACCACTGGCTCTCAGGGAACTACAGGAACACAAGGTGTTCAGGGGCCTGAAGGTATTCAAGGAGTTCAAGGTGTTCAGGGAGAGACAGGACTAACTGGAGCTCAGGGCACCACTGGTACACAAGGTATTGAAGGGCCTCAGGGTGTCCAGGGAATTCAGGGATTCACAGGCACCACGGGTCCTCAAGGTGTCTCTATTCACTTCATCGGAACTGTTGCAACAACTGGTGACCTACCTCTATATGAGAACAACGTAAATGATGCTTACATTGTTGCAGAAAACGGAGACCTCTACGTTTGGGATGGCGGAGTCTGGAACAATGTTGGACAGATTGTTGGACCAGAGGGTGCCCAGGGGACGCAGGGTATTACAGGCTCTCAGGGAGCCGCCGGAGCTCAGGGTCTAATAGGTCTACAGGGTTTGACTGGTGCGCAAGGCACATCGGGAACCAATGGTGCTCAAGGCGCGACCGGTGCGACCGGAAATGACGGAGCTCAAGGTACTTCCGGAACTCAGGGAACCACGGGAGCCACAGGCTCTCAGGGAACTACGGGAACTCAGGGTGTAACAGGAGAAGTTGGAGCACAGGGTACAACTGGTGCGCAAGGCACCACTGGCTCAACTGGTGCTCAAGGTGCAGTGGGAGAGACTGGCGCTCAAGGTGCTACAGGTACTGCAGGCATACAAGGAACAACAGGCTCGCAAGGTACAACTGGAAGCACCGGTTCAACTGGTGCGCAAGGCGTGGCAGGTATTCAAGGTGCTGTTGGAGCAACTGGAAGTCAAGGAACAACCGGCTCAACAGGTATACAAGGAACCACTGGCTCAACTGGTTCTCAGGGAACAACTGGTCAGGATGGTGTCCAAGGCCTCACCGGCTCTACGGGTATTCAAGGAGCTGTAGGCCAGACTGGAGCACAGGGGGCTAACGGAACCAACGGAGCCCAGGGAGCCACAGGAACACAAGGAGCAACTGGTCAAACAGGCGCTCAAGGCATAACTGGCTCGCAAGGTATTGAAGGCTCAACTGGTGCTCAAGGTACAACTGGTGCAGTGGGTGCTCAAGGTACGACTGGCGCAACCGGAACACAGGGTACGACAGGTGACACAGGTTCTCAAGGTGTCACGGGCTCTACCGGAACACAGGGTGTAACTGGCTCGACCGGTGCCCAAGGTACGACAGGAGCGACAGGTTCACAAGGTACAGTCGGAGCGCAGGGCACATCTGGAGCCCAAGGAACATCCGGAACCAATGGGCTAGATGGTGCACAAGGAACTACCGGAGCTCAGGGAACTCAAGGAACTACCGGTACTCAGGGTGTTCAAGGTTTAACCGGAACTTTCGGTGGAGCGACATTTGCGTACCACTACCTAACTAGTACAGTTGATGAAAACCCAGGCTCTGGAAACCTAAACTTCAACAACACGCTAACGTCTGGGACAGAGCTTTACATTAGCTACTACGACCAGACATCGACCGACATCTCATCATTCCTACAAACTATTGACGACTCTACATCTTCTATTAAGGGTACGTTCAAGATTTCAGATGCAGCAAACGCATCTAACTTTGTCTACTACTCAATCGTAGGTAACCACTACCACCACGACACTTACTTCGAGGTTCCAGTCGCCTACGTTTCTGGAAGCATCTCGAGCCTAGCCAATGCTACAGCAATCCAAATTACATTTGCTCGTAACGGTGATATCGGTGACACAGGTGCTCAGGGTGCTACTGGCGCTCAGGGTGCGACAGGCTCACAAGGTGTCGAAGGTACTCAAGGCATCACCGGAGCGACCGGCTCGCAGGGAACTACAGGCGCTACTGGTTCGACAGGCGCGACTGGTGCACAAGGAACTACCGGCTCTACAGGAGCGCAAGGTGCAACTGGCTCGACAGGTGTACAAGGGACCACAGGTTCACAAGGAACTACCGGTACCACAGGTAGCACTGGTGCCCAAGGAGCCACCGGAGCTACCGGTTCGTCTGGAGCAGACGGTGCTCAAGGAACGACTGGTTCTCAAGGAGCTACAGGAGCAACAGGTTCGCAAGGAATAACCGGAACAACTGGAGCCACCGGAGCACAAGGCGCGACAGGTACTCAGGGAGTAACAGGTACAACCGGAGCACAAGGAATTACAGGCTCTACTGGTGCTCAAGGCACTACGGGAGATACCGGAGCACAAGGAACTACAGGTGCAACAGGGGCTCAGGGTTCGACAGGCGCGACTGGTGCACAAGGAACTACAGGTGCAACAGGTATTCAGGGAACCACTGGCTCAACTGGTGCCACTGGCTCTACTGGTGCTCAGGGTACTTCAGGTACAAACGGAACTAATGGCGCTCAAGGAGCAACTGGCGCGACAGGCTCAACGGGCGCGCAAGGAACTACAGGTGCTACAGGGGCTCAGGGTGCCACAGGTTCTACCGGAGCTACAGGTTCAACTGGTGCTCAAGGTACAACAGGCGCTACTGGAAGTCAGGGAACTACCGGTGCTCAAGGCACAGCAGGAATTGATGGCGCACAGGGAGCCACGGGCTCTACCGGAGCCACCGGCGCGCAAGGAACTAGCGGTACTAATGGGACTGATGGTGCACAAGGAACTACGGGTGCCACGGGTATACAAGGCTCGACAGGGTCTCAGGGTATTACTGGAAGTACTGGAAGTCAGGGAGCCACGGGCGCACAAGGAGCCACGGGTACACAGGGAACGCAAGGTATCACTGGACCTGTAGCAGGTTCCGCAAATCAGATTGTCTACAAAAACGCTAGCAACGTAGCATCAGGAAGCTCCGGACTCACCTATGATGGAACCGACCTCTCAATTGGAAGCGGAAAAGTACTTGTAAATTCCAGGTCCGGTGACGAGGGTGGAGAAATCTTCCTAGCTAATGCCGTTACCAATACGACCATTACCAATGGTGTAACCATTGACGTCTATCAAAATAGGCTTCGCTTCTTCGAACAAGGTGGAACCGCTCGCGGTTTCTACCTAGATATCACCACTGGTGCTGCTGGAGTAGGTTCTGCAATTGGAGCTGGTGGTGCTCAGGGAACCACTGGCGCTCAAGGTGCAACTGGTGCTCAGGGTATAACTGGTGCAACTGGTATCCAGGGTTCTACCGGAACTACAGGAATACAAGGCTCGACAGGAGCTACCGGTGCTCAGGGTTCTACAGGAACGACTGGTGCTCAGGGTGCCACTGGAACGCAGGGCGCGACAGGCCTTCAAGGCGCTACTGGAACTCAAGGAACAACAGGTCTACAAGGAACAACAGGTCTACAAGGTGTTCAAGGTCTTCAGGGAGGTCTTCCAGCGGCACCTAATACATATATTGTTAGAAAGACTGCCACACAAACCGCAGCCGCATCTACCAACACCATTATCAACTTCAGTACTAGCGCAAACGTAGTCTCGTCTGGAAGCGGATTTACCATGTCATCCGGTCGAGTAACAGTATCAAATGCAGGATACTACCGAATTAAGGGAACCGCCTACTGGGACGCTGCCATTACAACTGGTAACAACAAGGTTATTTACATCTACCTCAACGCGTCTCCAGCTACTCGTATGAACTCTTACGGTGGGTTGACCTACGACTTCATTGCTGAAACAACAATAGAATATATCTATCTAGCAGCAAACGATATTATTGACCTACGTGTCTATCAGACGTCGCCATCAACAGTTAACGTTCTATCAGCAGGTACCGACACTAACTGGCAGTATGGAACATCACTATTTATTCAATACATACACGCTTAGGAGTTTTGATGTTTAACGTAGTAGAGATGCCAACGGCCAGAGTAATAGCAACAGTGGACACACACGAAGAGGCATTAACATACATCGAGAGCATAAACTCATCTCCGGAGTACACTAATCTTCTATCCACTTATGGAAGTGAACGCAGAGTTCAGCAAGAACTAACTATCGAGCCGGTTTAAGTTATCTTTAGCAGCTGCTCTATAGACTTCAGGGCAACGCTCGTCCGCAGCCAGCTTTCTTAAAGTCTGAAGGCTCTCTTCTCGTCTACCAATCCACCAAGCAGCAACTGCTTTTTGGAAATTGTAAGAGTACCAAGGCGAATAACCAACATCAACAGATAAGTCAAAAAATTGACGGTCATACATTCCAGCCAGAACGGCATACGTGTAGCTTTCCTGCCACTGACCGCTTCTTTCATACATTACCGACATTAAGAAGTACGCTTCAGGTCGAGTAGGAAGATATGCAATAGCCTGAAGCAACGAATTACTTACCGTCAAATCACGCCCCATCTGACCGTCCATACAAATAGAAATTCTAAGTAAGGCCGAGTAGACAACATCCCGATGAGAATCGTATCCGTATTCTGCAGCACGAAGATAGAAAGCAACAGCCGATGCAGTTTGACCGAGCTTTTCATACTCAACAGCAATTTCTAAATTTTTTGAAGGATTGTACGAATCTTCAGATAGTTCGAAGATTAGTTTTTCTATCTTTTCATTAGTAACCATATGCTAGTGCCTCAGCCATCAAACCATCAACAAGATCTTCAGGCATTTGTAGAACAAACGCCGCGTTATCCTGAAATCCAAAACTAACTAGTAGATCGTTTTTATACTTAGCAGCACCAGCAACAAACTCGATGCGACCGCCCAAGAAAGTCCTAGGCCTCGGAGATAAACCAATTAGCTTAAAATTCTCATCCCAGACTGCCAATCGGTGACGGTATATCCCGTCCTTCTGGTTTAAGTAGTTTTTAAAAAGATCAACCTCGTGAGTAAAGGCAATATAGTGACCATTCCACTCCACAACATGCGACCCGCCACGCTGGTCTTTAGGTGGAACTATCCCATCATTAAGAGAAATCTGAACACATTCATTTTTATCTGGCGAAGCCTTAACGACCTCAGTGGGGCTAGCCCACTTTACAAAATGGAAAGGCTTGTCGAGAATTGGCATCCAGTTCTTCTCGCAGTAGGAGTCATCTGCGCCAGGGGCTGGAATACGAAGTCGAGAGACTTCTTTGATAGTCCAAGTATCTTCGTCAATCTCAATCTCGCTGAGTTCCATGCGGCCTTGGCCATTAGTAGTAGTGTCACGGCGAACGCCAATCGCGTACCATTTGCCTTCCCACTTAACTAGTCGGCAATCTTCTTCACCAATAAACTCCCAGAGAGGGGTTACATCTAAATCAGAAGTGTCAATAACTCCAGATCCGATGATCGAAAGATCTGAATCTAACTTACAGATGTAGTTAGTTGTTCTAAGCGTCTGATCCTTTTCCGGATGCAAATAGGCAAGCGGCCCCCAGCGGCTAGGGAACTTCTGCTCGTTTTCAGAACTAAAAAGAGTGTAGTTAACGTGGCGCAGATTTACATAAATCTCGTCCTCGTCGGTAACAAAGACCGAAGGATTCATTAAGCCAGTTCCCGCAGTAAGGCCCTCAGAAATAACAATAGGAGCCAACTTCCCACCACGCGAAGCGGCAAGCTTCACAAGTGTTTCAGTCATTACTTCTTCTTTTTATTTTTATTATCTACTACAGGGTCAGCATTTAGCTCTAGTTCCGAGACGTATCGACCATTGAAGATATACTCTCCAGCGTGATCAACAACTACCCACGGAGCAGCATAAACCTCTCCACCCATGGAACGCCACTTACGGCAGAAGTGATAGTCCTCCGAGAGAAGAATCCCTTCTTCGGTAATGCTGGTTGCAAAATATTCAGTCACCATGTTGTTGAAATCAAACTGAGCATCAGGCCCATTAACTGCGTACTTGCCACAGTGCGGCTCCATTTGCTCAAAAACGGTTCGCTTGATTGCCATCAAACCCGTGCCGACTTCAGTAACAGGCATCGGCTCATTGATGTTGATTTGCGTAGTTCCAGGAACCGGATTCATAGCAAACAACCCAGAGTAACGAGTCAGATCTTTTTTACCGGCAATGGCAGCCTTACGAATATTTTCCCAGTTAAAGTTCTTCATCGGGTAGATTCCACCAATGATGTCTTTATCCATTTCAAGCATTTTAATTACGCCACCAGGCTCGAAGCCTTCGTCAGCATCTACGAAAAGCAATACATCCGCATCACTATTCATAAACTCGCTAACCAGGTTATTTCTAGCTCTAGTGATTAGGCTTTCGTTATAAATCTTAGAAAAAGATACTTGGTGTCCCGCCTGAGCAAGTCGAAATGTTAGACCTAGAATGCTGTCTACGTAAATTCCCTTACAGTTCCCACCGTACATAGGGGTTGCGATTCTAATGTGCATGTAGTCCTCTTTATAAAAGATACAGGGGGCCAGAAAACTGACCCCCTGGTGCTTTACCTCTCCCAGGAAACACACTACATACTAACACATTATTTAGATCTGTGCGAGTCGTGTCGCGATTCCCCAGTCAACTTCACTGTTTTGAACAACTCGAGGAACCAAGGTGCGGTGCTTGATTTCAGCACGAGAACCCTGACCAACAATTGCTAAACCACGATCAGCAAGTTTACGCTGGAAGGCAATTTGAGTCATAGGACGTTCACCACGCTCATCCGACCACATTCGATAGATGGTGTAGAGCTGCTTAACAAGCACAGAAGTCCCGTCTGATTCACGAGTTTCTTCATCTAAGAACAAACCAATACGGTCCTCGTTCTTTCGATAGATTTCGGCAGATTCACGAACAGCAGTACACCAACCGAGAGGGTCACGAGCGCCGGAGCTTAAGTACTTGATTGCACCCTCAACAGCCCATGCAAGGACTGCAGGAAGCCCGCCCTCGGGATCAGCAAGATACGCTTTTAGGTCTGGGTCTGGATTCTCGGCTGCGTGTAGCCAAGGAATTGGACGAAGACGACGCCACATAGCGTCATCATTAATGATAGGGCGGTGGTTAGTGGTAATCCACAACTTACCCTGAGCCTTGAAGCTGAACGGCTCTCCACCAGGATTACGTCCATTCAAAGTTGACGAACCTGTAAGAGCCTTAACCTGGTTTTCATTGATACGCTCAGATTCAGGAAGCTCGTCAACCCAGATCATACGCTTACCGCGAAGTGCAGCCATATAGTATTCGCTAGAAGACTTAACGCTTCCAGTATTAGCAGCCAACTCCTGAGAAGGAAGAATTCCGGCATACTGGTCCGAACCCAGTGCTTCGAAGATAGTTTCAACGAACGTGTTTTTACCAGAACCAGCTGGACCATAAACTAAGAACAACACATCCTGGTTGCTGAGACCCGTGAGCGTATAGCCAACTGCACGCTGAATCCAGTCCTGAAGTTCCTTGTCTCCACCAGTAGCGTAGTTAATAAACTCCTCCCAGCGGGTATTACGAAGTCCAGGAGTGTATGTAACTGGAGCACGCTTTGTAATGTGTAGATCTGGTCGACCTCGCATTAGCTCTCCAGTCTTCAAGTCAATAACACCATTAGCCACGCCCAGCAGCTGAGGGTTACCATCCCATAGGGATAGGTCTACAACGATGCGAGGGTCAGAGTTGGCACTCATAATCATCGAATTGATTCGAGAGTTTGACTTAGCCTGGTTTGCCCACTTTACAAGTTCAACCTTTTTCTGGTCATCTCCAGCACCGTGGTTCGAAACCTCGCTAGCAATAATTGGAGAAATCTTTTTGCAAAGCTCTCGCATCTCGATCTCTTCAGAGTCTGGCTTCCAGTACTGACCATCCCAGTGGAACCAACCAAGACCGGGGGTGTAACGAATAGCACTTCCGTAGGAGTCAACTAGACGACGACCATTACCAACATCAGTAAGAGTTCGATAACCAGGGCGTCCACCATCTTCCGGATTTACAGCATCAGGGTCGTCTGGAATATCTAGGTTCCCGTGGCTAGAAGCCTCGCTAATCGAAACGCCACTCTCAACCAATGCGGTAATAGAAGCACCAACCTGGCTGCTCACATTTGCAGCAGTCTCTGCCTGAGACTGCTCGGCCCACTTTTGACCTTGCTCCCAGTTAGAAAGTCCAGGCCACATACGGTCGGTCTTAGGGCTAGAAGCAACAAAGTCGATAGCACGGTGAGTGTGCATAAGTAGAGAGTTCGGGCCCTCTAGCTCTAACGGGGGACGAACCATTTCGTGATTGAAGCGAATCATCATCGACTCGATCATTAGGCGAGAGTCTGGAGTAGTTCCAAACTTATTGGCAAGGGCGCAGGCTAGTCGATAAATCTCGACCGCACGGTGGCCTTCATCAATTCCCTCTTCAAGAACTTTCTGAACATCTACGCGTTCCCCGCCAAACTCTAGCTCAGAGACCCAGTCCCAGCTGCCATCCTTATAAGAAGATCCGCTGTTCTGGCGAAGTGCCTTGGCTCGTAGAACCGCAAGCAGTTCTTCTGGTGCCTCGGCGATTTCAATCTCCCATGGAGCGTGGCCTGGTTTCCAGTCATATGTAGTACCAGAGAAGTGGCGCGACGGAGCGATAAGAATGTAGCCGTTGTGTTTGATATCGATACCCTTTAGGCCCTCTTTAGAGAGGTTACCTAGAAACTTTTCGTTAGGGTCGCAGCGGTAAATGAGGTGTCGACCGCGAACTACCTTACCCTTTACGTTGTACTCACCAGTAATAGCCTCTACTGTAGGAGGCAGGTTTCCCTCTGCTCGCTGTTCAAGGATATCAAAGGCATCGTCGCCACCAGAGCGAGGGTCAATATCAATTGCAAAAAATCCAGAAGGCTTGCAGAAAACACCGATGTTGTAGTCAGGGTTTTGGTTCCACCAAATACCAACCTGAGTCAGGTCAGAAGATGCCTCGGTGTTCCAGTTGTGCAGAGCCGGGTGCTTACCAATGTCTTTAGCGTCCCCGTGAGGCTTACCGCATGTGCAACGGCCATCTTCAGTGATTCCGTGGACAGGTAAGAGCACCCATCCGTTCTTCGCATACCAGTCGGCTCCTTTGCCTAGTCGACCGTTTCCTGCTGATTCCCAGGTGCCCACTATGCCACCGCCAAATCGTCTTTAATCATTGTTCTCTCCATAGGTAATGCAAACAGCATACACCTGAACAGAGTACGCTGCAAGTCAAAGTCAAAAAATTATTGGCAACTGCCTAAAACTTATTGGCGGCTCGAACTAACAGCCCGTCAAATAAGGACGACCCTAGTAGGGTAAAATAGAGAAAGCAAACCTAATTGCTTCCCGGAACTTCTATTATAGGCCATGACAGCTGAACTTATTTTAACCATCGCCGCGGTAATTACCGCCCTCGGTGTCATCTTTGGCGGAGTCTACTCTACATACAGAATCGTATCTAGAATCGGACAAGCCCTCGGCACCGACGCGAAAGGCCGAACTTTGGCCGAGCGCCTAGACAGAGTAGAGCACCAGCTCTGGGAAAACGGCGGAAGCTCTCTAGCAGATCGAGTCAACAATATCGAAGTTCACGTGGTAAAATCAACCACAGAGATTGAACTAATTAAACAGTTTGTGCTAGGTGCCAGCTTGACACCTACGGACCCTTCAGAAGTAATTTCTCCAATAAAGAGAACTAGAAAGAAAAAAGCCAGCTAAAAACTAAAATTAGTACTATACTTAATGACAACAAGACGTAAGGAGTATCATGTCTATTTCAGACAAACTCAGCTCGGCAAAAAATAGCTCTAGTGCCAAGCTATGCAAGATTGGCAATCTCTTGATTAACCCAGAGCTATCATCTGCCGACAAGAGTAATTTAGAGTCGGTACTCAAAGCAGCCCCAGGCACAGCGGGGCACGTTCCAAATACAACATTAGGTCGTATCTTGCGTGAAGAAGGATATGACATCAGCAATAGCGCAGTGGACCGACACCGTCGACGCGACTGCGCGTGTACACGAGTAGGCAAATAGTCATGGGAATTTCGGATCGACTAGAAGACTTAGCTAAACCTGGAAACTCGGGTTCAGACTTTAAGACACTAAACACCCCAGAAGAGTGGCGTCCACGAATGGATATAGACTCCGCAAAGGGTGGCTTTATTATTTCTAAGCCACGTCCTTCGGCAGAAGTGCCAGACGCTTCAACAGTGATTGAAGAGTTTGGACTAGACCCTCGCGAATGGAACATCTCGTCCATGCGTCGCGGTAAGTGGCAGAAACACGACGGCGAGTGGCTAGAGTCAGTTCGCGTTAATCTACTTCCTGCTGGAGGTTCTTATGTGGATCAACTAGATGCAGAGAAGCTAATTGATGAAATCAAGAAGTGGCGTCCAGAGCGAGGAGCTAAGGCTGCCACGGGTTCAGGATCTTTTGCAGCATTTCCTGCGGACCAGCAGCTAGGTAAGAAGGCCGGAGGCCAAGGAACTCAGCAGTCGGTTGATCGAATTTTATATCTGACCGACTCTGCAGTTCAGCGATTCAAGAGCTATCAGAAGATGGGCCTAAACCTAGGAACCATCACTCTAGGACTTCCTGGCGACCACGTAGAAGGAACTACCTCTCAGGGAGGTCGTCTACAGGGCCAAGCTGCCTCCGACCTGGGAATTACAGAGCAGGTTCGAGTAGCTCGACGCCTTTTAATGTCGCAGATTAAGGCACTAGCCCCGCTAGCCGAGAACATGATTGTCCCTGTAATCAATGGAAACCACGACGAAGCAGGACGCTTCGTGGCTACAGACCCGGCAGATGGCTGGAACGTAGAGATTGCCTCGGCAGTTCAGGACGCCTGTGCCGAGAATCCTGCACTACAGCACGTAGAGTTCCGTTATCCAGCATCTGGACACCAGACGCTAGTAACCGAAATCTGTGGTGTACATCTCGGTATGTTCCACGGCCACCAGGCAAACCAGAATAACGTTCTAAAGTATCTATCAGGGCAGGCTGCAGGTCAGACCGCACTAGGTCTAGCAGACATCTGGGTATCAGGCCACTTCCATAACTTCCGCACAATGGATATTGGAGACCGTTTGTGGCTACAGTGCCCAACAACAGACCCAGGCTCAGAGTGGTTCCGTGACCGTGCAGGTCTAGAGTCGAAGCCAGGTCTTTTGACAATGGTATTTGGTGGAGACTTCGATCCACGAGAGTTCATTAGCGTACTTCCAATTAAGTAGACATGGCAACAAGTAAGACATACATAGTCACCTGGGATGAACTTCTATACAATGCATTAGATGTCGATGCTCAGCTATCTGCAGCCGGTCTTGATTATCTTGTATTCGATGTATCAACTAATCCGGAGCCACGCCCCAATTGGGTAGTGGCGGAGAAGGTTCGTTACTACGGACACTTTTACAATTCCCTGGCTGATTTTGTAAACACTGATCACGAAATCTTTATTTTTAATGCCGGAGATGCCATATGCGAAAAACAAGCTAAGGCAGTAAAAAGGATAGAACATCTAATGGAGGCAGATAAAGACGTTTGGCTAATGTCTCCTCGAATGGAAGGTGACTATTCTGATGGAATGTCTACACTAATAAAAATGTCTAAAAAATACTACGGATCAGTTGGATTATCCATTCTGATCAATGGTATCTACGTGGCCCTTAGACGAGAACTTGCAGTATTTATCTACGAGTACTACCAATGGCTATTTAAAAATAAGCACATGGATTTTTATGAAATGACTAGCGGACACTGCCTAGACGTAGTTTACGCATCATGGGTTCTCTATAACAACAAAAAAATCTACCGCGACTGGGATATGTGGATGAAAACTATTCCAGGAACTAGCTACGACACTACACGAACCTTTAAAGAATGTACACATATTAAAAGTATGTTTAAAAAGTACGTAGGACTGCTGGGCTATAACGAAGACACAATCCAAAGAATTTATGATGCTATTTCGGAAAAAGAAACTGAATTTAGATCAGTAGAGTATCCAGTAGTTAAAGCGTATCCGAATCTAATACACGAGAGAGAACTAGATTACTGATGGACGATCTAATCATTTATACCGGCGGAACCTTTGATCTTCCGCACCCCGGCCACTACAGACTATTTCGTAGAGCAGCCTCGCTCGGAAAATTGATTGTCTCCCTAAATACAGACGAGTTCATCGAGCAATATAAAGGGAAGCCACCCGTTCTGAGCTACGCCGAGCGCGAAGAAATTCTGATGGCCTGCAAATGGGTCTATGCTGTAATCCCAAACTCGGGCGGAGCAGACTCTACGATTGCGATTGAAGATGTCGATCCGGACTACATTATCATCGGATCAGACTGGGCGAAGAAGGACTACTACAAGCAGATGGGATTCACCCAGGATTGGCTCGACGAGCGCGGTATCGGACTAATCTATGTGCCATATACCCAGGGGATCAGTACAACAGACATTAAGAAACGACTTAATTAGGTTTCTTTTTACGAGATTCCTGAGAGTGGTATGCCTCAACAGCATTCGCACTTGTTCTACTCTGCCAACTAAATGAGCAATCTTTACACTCAACAACCTTCATAGTCGACCAGCGTCCACCATTAGGCCTACTTATAGTTTTAGACTCAAGAGAGCTAGTCTTTGCTTTGCAGTAAGGACAGAGAGGGAATCGATTATGACGCATCTCCTGACCCTCCCAGTTAACGGAAAGCGTGCGTCTGAGCTGCTTATAGTTTAGCCCTCCCCAGATTCCCCATACTTGTTTAGTCTCTAAAGACCATTGTAAACACATGGCCCTAACTGGACATTCAGCACATATCTTCAGAGCCTTATGCTGCTGAGATGCTTTATTTGCAAAAAAGTTTTCTACAAATTCTTCATTTTCAGGTTTGGCGCATTCGGCATCAAATTGCCAGTCTTCAGGTTCAATCAACTTCTTTAATCTCCACCCAGGTGATAGGTACTATTTCGGACACAACATCTCCATTTGTAGTTAGGCCATCTTCATCACAAAAAACCAGAAAATCAACCCCAACGTTCATATACCCATGACCATTAGTGGATGAATCAATAATAGAAAAACCAGCTCCAAGCGATGGAACCAGACCTTCTCTTTGCAGAGAAGAGGCTAATGCACGCTTTACAACTTCTTCTTCTATGTTGATGTGTTCTTCAGTGTAGAAGATTAAAGAGTCAGGCGACACGTCCTCCTTAGGAGAACCATCCCAGATAAACCAAAGGGACTCGCCTTTTCTTAAATCTTTCATAGAAAGATTTTACTTGACGAATCCCTTTTTTGGTGTAAGAACTACCGTAAATTACAAATTACACAGGCCAAACATAGTCATAAGACTCTGGACGCTTTCCAGGGTCCTCGTCCCAGCCAAACTGTGAATACCACTCGTAATCCTTATTAAGAAGAGCAGTACGGTGGCTAGATGCGATCTCGCTGTACTGGTGGTGGTCCTCAATCCAATCAGGATAAGTAACAACACCAGGCTCAACAAGACCCAGCTTGATTGCCTGCATGATTGTGGCATGGGCTTTATCAGCAATAGTGGACTTATATCCACGCTGCTTCCACTCAGTTACCATGTCTTCGATGTATAGGTATAAGGCCATCTCGTGACCACGCCACATTTTGACAGCAGGGTGATTAGCCCAGCCTTTGGGGACACGGTGATTACCCTGCGGGTCAAGCTCGAGCAGAGTCATAAGAATCTGCCAGCCCTCAAGGGCCTGCTTGTTAAGACGCTGTCGGTCAAGAACCTTAGCGATATCGGAGAAGCTAGATGTCATAGGTACAAATGTTTGCATGATTTGATAGTACTATGATTAGCTAGTCTTGTCAACACCAAAAGTAAATGAATTTGCTTTTACTTTTCCAAAAGCAGTTACTTGGAAGTTGTCTTCGACTAGTTCCACCTTAAGTTCAACATCAACCTTGTCCTCAACCAATCCCGAAGGAATGCCTAGAAACTGGCTGATATGAAGATTGGCTGCTTTTCTTGCTTCTTCGTAGTCAGAGGCAGAATACTTTAGTTCAAATGATGTACGCATTATCGAATTCGCTTTTCTAGTTTGTAAGGAGAATAGTGGACGCCGCTAAGTTCAGGATCTTTTCCATCAGTGGACTTGAAAATTACATCTCCGTAGCGGATAGCAATAACTCTTCCACGACGCCCGTTGTGGGTAACGCCAACTTTATCCGAGAAAGCGTCTTTTAGTACACGAACTTCATCGCCAACTACAATCTGACCAGGCTGAGCCGGAACCCAGACTTCATTTGTAGCTTCAGCAGGCTCTACCAGGACTACACCAAGTGCAAGTTTGCTAAACATTTCTACTGCTTCACGAGCACCTTTATCCGAGAGCTTGCTCTGCTCGCTCCAGACCTTAAGTAGTTCAATCACAGCATTGCCAGCACCCACCTTAGCCTGAGCTTCTTGTAGTTGTTGACGGACCCAGTCAAAATTAACTTCGGGCATTCTTCTCTCCTTTCTGAGAGCTTTCTAGAATTAGACTCAGAGAGTTCTCCGAATCAGATTTACTTGGAATTGAATTAGAGTAAGACTCCCGCTGAGCATCAGCTACAGCTAGCTTATCAGATTTTGGCAGAGATTCCCAGTCATATCCAAGCAGATTCCACTCTGGACCTAGAACCCCTGTTTCCTTCCAATCAGACATAACAAATGTTCCGCTGGCGATAGCCTGGACGAGTCGATACGACCACCAGCCCCCAACTCCGCGGTCCTGAGGCGAGAATAGTAGACCAGCCGCATCCTGAATAGCCGACAAAGCCTCGGCGTCAGTCGAGCGGGTCTTAGTTGATAGAGGAGAAATAGGAAGCTCTAGGAGCTTAGAGATAGACTTAGACCACGTAGAGTTAGGGTGGTCAACTACCCATCGGGCTTCATGCGAGGCCAAAGGATTGTATTCAATCCCATCCAACAACCAAGAATCAAAGTTAAGGCCCGTCAGGCTCTGCTCCGCGTATAGACCTAGAAACTTATCTATAGGTCGAGTTACCTTCCAAGGAAGGCTAGGATATAAAGTTCTAGGCCACTTCTTCGTGAGAAGTTTTGCATTAGCCCCGACGATACTCTTAGAGTACGAGTCTTTAGCCAAAGAAAATTCACTTCTCTTGGCATAGAAGCCGCCAAATACATTCTCTACAGAGCGGTCAATGGCATTAAATCCATGCTTATATTGCCACAGCTGAGGGTGATCAAGAACAAGATTAAGTTTAGGAGAATCAAACATTAGGTTGATTACATGCATAGCCCCGTAAAGTTTGTTTGCACTAAGGCTAGTTGGTGGCAGCATACCAACAAAAATAGCGTCATACTGCTCTAGGTAGTCCTTACTCCAGGTTAGGCTAGGAGATTTCCATTCGACATCATCAACTACAGCATCCACCCGCTGAGATAAGACGCTAAAAAAGGTTGTACTGGCAGAAGAAGGCTTGGCATGGGACGAGGCCATTCCGGTGAATAGTACTTTCATAGTTTTCCTTTCGATGTGAATAGTGGGGCACCTTTCGATGCCCCACTACTACATTACATACCTATTAGAACGGAGCGTCGTCCGAGGTAACAGGGGCAGCAGGTGCTGGAGCCGGAGCTGGAGCAGGAGCTGGAGCCGGAGCTGCGGCTACAGGAGCAGCAGGGGCTGGAGCAGGAGCAGGAGCCGAAGCAGCTGCTGCAAAAGCAGCGTCTGCCTCTGCGCGGATAACGTGATACTGCTTGATCTCGTTGCTGCGGTTGCCGTTGTAGGTTTTGGTTCCTAGAGTTGCACGGAACGAACGACCCATAAGAGCCTGCTCAATCTGAGCGTTGCTTGGGTTCTGGTCGAAGTAGGTCTTACCCAAACCAAGGGCAGTCATCTTCATAAAGAACATACCAAGAGCCTTGCCGTTTTCAGGCGAGACAACTAGGTTGTCCCATACGCGACGCTTAGCGTGTGGACCACCCTGAACTTCAGTGGTGATCTTGAACATTGTCTTACCCGTCTGGGTAGTGGTTGCCTTCGAGTCGATTACCTTTAGTTCGTAATCGCCGTCTGGCAGTGGTTCGAAGTTGGTCGACGAGTCGCCAGCTTCCTTGATTAGGTCTGACCAGTTAACAGATGACATGGCTGTGACTAACCTTCTTTCTTAGTTGTTGTTGTTGTTGATTTTTTGGTCTTCTCTCCGAAAACCATGTCTAGCATACGCTCGACCCCGAGGTCTTGCTGCTCGACGACTTTGCCAAGGCGTCCTTGTACACGCTCACCAGCTTCATACTCTGGCGTGCGCTCGACGTACATACGACGAACCTTGTATGGTGCCTGCATTGGATCCGGGTTTGGGACCGTCTCCACAGTAATTGCTCCAAGTACATCATAGAAGTATGGAGCCTGAATTGCAAGCTGACCCTGAAGATAAGGACGGTATACGCCATCCTGACCCTTACGAGCCATAGCAGTTAGGACTACAGCCTCCAGAGGCTGAGTTGGGTGCATCGTTAGGTCACGGAGGTCACGAAGAAGAGCACCCATGTGGCGAAGTAGCTCGCCCCACTGTTGCATCTTCATCTGCTCTGTGCCAGCGATGTTGTCCATGCACTTTACCTGAAGCTCCGAAATGGAGTCAATGATAAGTGACTTGAACTGGTGCTTACCGCTCTGAAGCCACTGGAAGGCTTTCATAACGACATCGTAATCGCGAACCTGAACAACTACTGTGTCCCAGGTGCCGTCTGCTACAGGCGGCTCTTCGCGAATTGGGTCCCAATACTTGACGTTGATTGGTAGGAAGCGGTGGCCTCCCTCAACATCGAGCATCAGGCGTGGGTAAGGTGCTGTAACGGCAAAAGTTGACTTGCCGACTTTAGATTCGCCATAAACCATCAAGGTTAAGCTGCGATCGACTTCAGACATGCTTACTCATTTCCTTTCTTCTCTTCGGTGATTCCATAATAACCGTATGGGTCTTTTGACTCAAACGCATCGCTAATCGCTGCTTCAGCTGCCGAACCATCGTCAACCAGCGGGCAAATAGCGAAGAATTGGCACTTCCACTTGCAGTCACGAGATGGCTTTGGGTAGGCGAGCTTGTAGTGGCTCTCACCTGCATCCAGACCATCACGCACACGCATCATGTCCTCTAGCGTCCCCTCTAGGCGTTGCCAGAACGAACGAAGTGCAAAAGCATTGTGGCGGACCTCAATCTGTCCGTAGAATGGTGGCTTTGCATAAGCACCACGCTTTACCTTGCGAAGCATCGTAAAGATACCTCCCTCGGATCGTTCACCATCCTTGTTTTGAGCTTCTTCTAGAACCATGTAGGTCAGAATCTGCTCGTTCATGTGGGCGGTAGACCCGAAGTCAGAGAATGAACCTCCGACAGTCTTGAAGTCACGGAACATACGAACGCCGTCAATCTTACGACGAACACGCATATCGATCTTTCCCTGAAGTGTTACACGACCATTTAGCATAGGACGCTCAATAATCTCTTCAGTGGAGATCATTTCGAGATCCGAGTCAATGCCTTCGATCTCTACCCATTCTAGGTAGCCTTCCAGCATAACTCGACCAAGCTCTGCCTCGGTCTCCAACTCCGTTGTGTCGCGGTAGGCGTCAGTCAGAGTCTTCATGTCGGCTGCAACTAGGTCGGCGTGAGCCTCTAGCAAGTCCTGACCGGTCGAATAGTGGCGGTCTAGAGCCTCGTGGATACGAGAACCTAGTGCCAATGCGCCGGTGTAGTTCTGAACCTTTGGCTGTAGGCGACGGTAGTAGGTAAACCACCAGCGACGACGGCAGTCCTTGAATGTCTGAATCTCTGAGTTAGAGATACGAATCGGAGCTGGAGTCGTTTCGTCGTTTTCGGTTGTCATTATTTTGAAACCTTGCTTTCTTTTAGCATCTTGAGTAGCTGCTCTTTATCGCGAACAATCTGCTCAAAGTTGTCGGCCTTAGTATCTAGGGCCTGGATAACTCGTTCTTCAATTGTGTTTTCAGTAACGTAGTCAGTAATGATCACGCAGTCGTGAATTTCAGAACCGATTCGGTGTACTCGATCTAGAGCCTGCTTGTAGTCGACTAAAGACCATGGTCGTTGTAGCATAACAAGACGGCGAGCAGTTGTCAAGGTGACACCGACACCGCCAGCCTGAGCAGTGAAAAGAATCCACTTTGTCTTGCCAGATTGGAAGTCATCGATAGCCTTCTGACGCTCATCCTGGTCCTGAGCACCAGTGATTAGCCCGTGATCGATTCCCTCTTTTGTTAGTCGTGCGCTTAGGAGTTCAATTAGCTGACGAGATACAGCACAGACAGCCACGCTGTCATCGCCAAAGTCGCCATTCTTCATATCATCCATCAGAGCATCTACCTTACAGGACGGGTCTGACAAAATAACTTTTTCCTGGCCAGCCTCGTCTACAGTAACCTCTGCGGTCGAGCTAGCGAACTGCAAAAGACGCAGGCTCTGGGTTAGAGGGTTAGCAGCCATAATGGTGTCGCCAGTCTCAAGCATGGTAATCATGTGCTCGAGCATCTGCTTGTAGGCCTTAGCCTGCTTGACACCCATCTCCACATCGCGACGCTCGGTAATAACCTCTGGAAGCCAAGGAAGCACGCGGGACTTGAGCATACGGCGCATACGAGGATTAATCGCAGCATAGAACTCCTGCTCCATGTGAGGCTTCACGCCGAGAACCATCATTCCACCGAAAGCGTTCATCATGGTGTCAATCATGCGGTCAATCCACTTGGTACGGCCAGGCCACTCCTTAGGCTCCAACCAGTGAAGAATAGGCCACAGATCAATTACGTTATTGGCAATAGGAGTTCCGGTCAATGCAAAGCGGATGTCTGCGTCTCCGGTCGCTGCCCAAAGTGCACGGCTCTGCTTTGACTTAGGGTCTTTTGAACGGTGAATCTCGTCAGCGATTACAGACTTAAAGTCGATGTCATTTAGCTCACGCTGGTGGACTTCGCAGCGGCTTGGAGTGATACGAGAGTCGTGTCCCTTACACTCAATGCAGCGAGCTAAGGCAATCGAACCATAAGACGACAACTTTGAGTGAGTGCGTAGCGACTCCCAGTTGATCACAATCACATCAGACTGCTGGTCAAACTGAGCACGACGCTGAGCAGCTGAACCGTTGATAACAGTCACATTTACACCAGGCCACCACTTATCAAACTCACGCTCCCAGTTCTTCTTAAGAGTGTTAGGGCAGACAATTAGAGCAGGAAAGACTGCTTCGCCACGGTCGTGCAGTCTCTTAAGTGAGCGAATAGCCTGAGCAGTCTTACCTAGACCAGGCTCGTCTGCAAGCAGTGCTCGACGAGCGGTAGATAGGAACTCGACTCCGGCACGCTGGTGCGGGAATAGGTCTTGGTCGCCATCTTCTTGAACGTCTACGTCACGAAGTGCGTTGGCTGGGTCGATTCGGGTAACCTTTTCGTTAGCAGCCCAGGCAGCAAGGCCGGGACCAATCACTAGGTCCTCTTTGAAAGTTGAACGCAGTGCGAGACATCCACCCCAGGATAGAGGGATACGCCAAAGCGAAGCCTTAGTATCCCATGAAGCTCCGGGTAGGCTCTTGCATAGCTCTTTTAGACGCCATTCAGCGTTGATAATGATGTGATCGCCTGCTGGGTCTAGGTCGACATGTACCGACATCAAATCTCCTTCGTCATTCTGTATATTTATATTAGCAGAAAAAAAGTCTGCTGTGTTTTATTTTTGCTAATACTTTTTAATCTTCTAGCAATCCTACAGGACGCCATCCACTTTTTACAAGTCGAAGTAGTCCGTGGCGAATTGCATCGAGTGCGTGGCCTTCGCCACCTTTGTGCCAATAGCCGAGCTTCTTTAGTGCTGGATTAGGGAATAAGGCCTTTGCATCAGCAGGTGCTTGTAGGAAGATATCATCAGCCTTCATACCGATATCCATCATGCACTGCTTGAGAATTCCGATCTGTTCGAGAGAGTAAGGAGCCTGAGAGTTCTTGACGGTCTGAGCATTGATAGTAAATCGCTCGCAGGCTACCTCGATAGGTATTGAACGCATAATGGCGTCGCCAATAGCTTTACGGATAGGTAGAGCATACTCGTCCTGCTGATACTCACCAGACCAAAGAAGTTCCGGCTCTTCGCCATCAATGTAAGAGAAAAGAGCGATACCACTTGCTTTTCCAGGGTCTACTGCTAATACGAGTTTTGACATTAGTACTTTTCTCCCCAGTTTTCTAGAGGGCCATCGGCGTCAGCAGTTAGGGGAACTGCCCAGCCTTCAGTTGTGGTCATACATTGACGCACAAGTTGCTTAACTTCTTCTGCATCCTTACGCGGAGCATTGAGCACGATTTCGTCATGCACAGGGACGATTAAAAGTTCGGTCAGATCTGCCTGGTCTAGCTTGACTAGGTTTGACTTGAACACTTCGGCAGCACCACCCTGAACTAGATAGTTAACAAGAGTGTAGACGCGGTCTTCGTCACAAGGTAGTCGGCGTCCGGTCCAGGTATTTACGTAACCCTGGCCCTCGGACTTTAGACGGCGCATGCCAACATCTTCAACTTTCTTCTGGAACATTGCCATTCCAGGGAATCGCTCGTCGAACGCATTTGAAACTGCACGCATCTGTTCTTCTGGAACACCAGCAGTAATAGCCTGCTTAGCAACACCAGCACCATAGAGGCGTCCATAAACTACACCCTTGATCAGGCCACGACGCTTGTCGGACTTCTGCATTGTAGGGTCGGCGTAGATTTCACGACCGATTTCGGTGAACGGATCTGAACCAGTGGCGTCTGCCATATTGAATAGGTTGATTAGGTTCTGGTCCTGTGATAAGGACGAGAACATACGGAACTCGACCTGGTCGAGGTCAGAGGTGATGATTACGTGGTCGTCATCCTTAGGCAGGAACGCACGGCGAACAGTATCGTCACCTTTAGGTAGAGTCTGAAGTGCTGGGTTCTGGATAGACATACGACCAGTGCGAGCACCTAGGGTCTTTACAGACGGGTGAACAAATCCATTCACATTGTCGTTGATGAAGTTTGAGAAGTAGGTAGACGCCAGCTTGTCGGCTTTACGCTGCTTTAGAACAGTCTCTGCCAGCTGCTGAACTTCAGGAGACCCGTCGCGAACTAGAATCTTTAGCTGGTCAGCAGATGCTGACTTCCCACCAGACGGAGTAGTCTGAGTGATCTCAGCACCTAGCGACTCCAACGCACGCACCAACTGAGCGTTACTTGTGATGGCAATTCCGTAGTTATCTTTGCCCCAGACCTTAACCTGCTCGGTATAGGCGACTAGTTCGTCATACTTCTTCTTAGAGTAGTCAAGGTCCAAACGAGCACCATTAAGCTCCATGCGGGTAACGATGCGGCGGGTGTTCATTTCAAGTTCGTATGCCTTACTGTAAGGCTGACCAGGTCCGCACTTCTCCCAGAACATCTCCCAGAGGCGCATTGTTAGGACAGGGTCAAGAGCACCATAAGCCCAGTAAGGCTGAAAGTTCATAGGAACCGTTCCCCAGGTCCATCCGTTCTTGGTCATACCGTCATCGAGGACCTGCTGCATGCGAGCAGCGTTGGCGTCTACATAACGAGAAGTCAGATTCTTAAGAGCACCAGACCCAAGTGGGTCAATTAGGTGAGCCATAATCATGGTGTCGTGAGCACGGTGCCAAGGCATCTTCCAGCTTGATTGAACATCAAACCAACGGGCTTCGAATGCAATGTTGTGGCAGACTAGCGGACCATCAAACTTATCCATCGCTTCATAGAAGACGCCCTTCCAGTCATCCCAGGGGATAGACCAGCCGGTCATACCATCGCCAACCTGGACTAGACGTAGACGTCCATGCCAAGGCGAAAGGGCGTGATCACGCGGGTTGCCAGGAAGTTCTCCGGTCTCAGTATCAATAGCTAGAGCATTGTACGGGCGACGCTCGCCAAGCCAGGAAATAAACTCCTGAGCTTTTTCTACGCTATCAACTAGTTCGAGTCGAACACCATCTAAGCTTTTTGTCATTTTCGTCTTTCTTCGTTGGTATTAAGTTATGTTAGCAGATCTACTGGATAATTTCAAACCTATACACTTCGGCGATGTTTTTATCCTTTTTAGCGGCATCTTCAAGTAGACGCTGGGCAACGTTAGTTAGATAGCGAGCTCCGCCATCATCATACTTGTACAGAGCATCTAATACTGCACCAGCCTGCTCACTGACCTGCGCCCAGTATCGGTTCTTTTCAGGAAATACCAAGTCCGCACTTTCATCCGGATTACAGCGTTCGCATGGAATACTATCGCGATGAGTGTCCTCAAATGGAACTTCCTGCAAGTTGTATGTAGTTACAAGGCTACAGGCAGCACCATGATAAACAAGTGAAACACCAACGCGAGATAGGACATACTGACCGCTTACAGTTTTGTAAAGTTCGAACTCAATCCAGCGTGTAGATCCCCGCCTATGAGAAGTCGACTTTCCAAGAAGAACGCCGTCAACATAAAGCGTTCTATTTCCGTCTCTTACTTCAATCATGGGCTACTTTTTTTCTGAGTCAGCAGGAGATTCTAGTTCAGCAATCTTTTTCTGAAGGTCTTCATTCTTAGCCTGCTCTACTTTTAGCATAGCTTCAAGTTCAGCATTTAGACTCATGGAGCGAGCTAGCTGCTCACGAGTAATGGCTAGTACTTCATTAAAGACGGCGGCTTCGTTATTATTTGGCATTGTATTCCTTAATTTGTAGTTCGTATAGGTAAAGTTTATCTCAAAAAATCTAGGGTTATTTATTTCGTTCTATAACGTAATCAACAGCATCAGAATACTTATCAAAAGAAATAACTTCCTTTTTAGTTAGTTTATTGATTACTACAAACTTAGTTGCATCGTCAATAGTTACTGCTTTAATTGTGTACATTTATCTACTTTCTAGGATCTCTAAACGTGCCGTTAAATCGGCCAACTTCTGAGCCTGATCTCTAACAACTTGTTGCAATGCTGTCACATAGAACTCATACTGAATGGTCTCGGGGAGGCCCTCTTTGTCATACGAAATAAAAGCGTGTAGGCCTGCATCATGCATCTCCTCCGCAATCATACCTGCATGCTTAGGTGCCGTATCTTCTTCCTCATTATAGTGGTATTCAACGGCTCTCACAGATAGGATCTGCTCTGCTGTATAGCTTAGCGGTTCAATGTTTTTCTTAAATCGACGACTAGAAGCAACATATCCAAGTTGATCGTAAGTACCGCTGGATGAGACGTAAACCGAGCGATAAGAAGTAGATAGGGTATTCCCATAGACACCATTAGCCCACACGTAGTCAGATGTACCGTCAATTTTTCCAAGACCAACTGTGGTATTGCCCAAAACAATGGACCCACCATTGTAATTTAAATAGAATGACGCTCCAGTATTTGTATCAGATACGACTTGAATATCATTAGCATCAAGCTTCATGTGAGTAGCACCGTCAGCTCCCAATTGAAGCGGGTGCATCGTCGATGTTAGTGTCACATCGTGCGTTGAATCTAGACGAACTCTAGCAGACCCGAAGTTAGCATATGTAGAGTCAAAAACTATGGAGTTTTTGCTTGGACTTTCGGTAATGAATGCGACCTGGTCACCAAATAAATCTAAAACGGAAAGAACTCCAGAACTAGGAATAACTCCGGCTGAACTAGTGTCATACCCGCCGCCAGTGTAGTACGTTCTTCCAGCAATACCTACTGGAGCCACGGTTACATCTTCACCGGACGGGTCTGAAGGAGAGACAATATTTTTTCTGGCTAGAAGCTCGAATCCAGCATAATCAACTCCAGTAAAGGCTACTAGACCGCTTTTTGCATACGTGTATTGGTATCCATTAGACGAGACTAAATAGTCACCGCTAAGCACTCCGATTGTAGATAGGTCCGCTGAGTTAGAAGCACCGTTAGTTGCACTGAATAAGGAAGGAAGTTCCAAACTAATATCGCTTGTGTCAATATTCCCAATTCTAGGGCTACTAAACAGTTTCTTGGTAAAGTTAGTTTCGTTGATGCCAATAAAATCGACGTCAATTCTAGAAGTCTGATCATCTAAGTTAATGTCTAGCCAGTGTTTAGATTCCTTTAATGATGCGGCATTAGCAGAGGTTCCTGTGCCAGACCATAAAAACTCACTGACCCCAGAATTACCATCAAAATAGTCGGCTGAAGTTGATAGATACACATTATCTAATAAATAACCGACTGCTGCTCCAGAATACGTAGCGGCAGAATTAGAGATATGCCCGCCAGATGTAGAGTACGTGCCATCTACATTTATGGAACTGATTTTAGCCGGGAATAGGATTTTTATATCTTCTAGAGCTGCTTGACCGGTAGGGTTTAGCGATGCATAAGAACTGTATATTTTTTTACCATCAATAGTAATAGTAGATCTTGCACCGGCTGTAAATGGCTCTAGCTGTCCAATTTTTGCTGGAGACGGTGCTCGTTTAAATCTAGCCAATAGATACTTATCAGCAGTTGTAGTTCTATATTTGTTTTGCGCCCAGGTAGAAAGGTCGCTTGTAGATATAACATTACTGAGATCTTCTACTGCGGATACATTGCTTCCATACTGAATCTTAATGTTTGTGAGGTCATACGCCAAACTAAATGCTCTGTATACGCTCTTATTTGGACGTCTTCCGATTCCAAGTGACCCGCCGAGTAGGTTGTAATATGGCCCGCCTATGATTACCGAAGTGGCATCAGTTACAGCAGCAGTTGCTAGAGTGGCATTTCTAGTGATTGCATAGTTAAATGTATTAGTAGCTACGGCAGTGATTACTACTTCGCCATCAAAACATCTAGGCAGAACAGAGTCTGTAGTTAGGGTAGTAAGCCCGACCGCAGGGTGCGTCCCCTCCATTGCATTTTCAGTAAGGTCAAATTTTAGTACAGTACCTGTTGTTCCGGTAGTTGCAGTCCAATCATAGTTTTCCAGATCTGCCAAAGGAGAGTCAGGGTCGGGAGTAATTGAAAATAATTCACCAACAACAATTAAGTGAGCGGCTGACGTGTTAATCGTCATAATTGTTCCGGTGACAGAGTAGGATGCGGTAGTTACCGCCTTATCTACACCTTCAATCAATACAGTCTGATTGACCAAATATCCGTGAGAAGCTACGGTAAGGGTAGCTACGTTTACAGCAGAAACTACTCGGTTAGTTACTTGTTTATATGTAGGATCCAGGGCTGTAAATGAGTTCCCAGATGAGGTTAGAACCGTGACGGTAGAGTTATACAGGGTAGGAGCATCCGTCGATACAATTCCAGAAATCGCTGCTTGATCTCCAGTTTCAAACTTGTTAAGAGATACCGACTCAAACGATACCGTCATAGTTTTAGTTAAAGAACTACTCTCTATCTTAGAGATATAAGAAATAGGATCATCGCCCGGGTACTTAACTGTAAGCCCTCCAGTCGGGGTAGATACAGGAGTGTATCTGAATGATGTAGACGTCGGAGCATCTACTACAGTAAAGGCTCTTCCGACCGGGAGCCAAGGCTCCGTGTTGTCCGGGTAGTCTAGGTACCCCTCAGTGCCGGAGTAGACATCATATGAGTATGAGGTCTCTATGGCCCCCCAGACATCAGTATTTGAGTTAGCCGCGTGGTCGACACCATTAGTGTCATATAGAGACGCGTTTATAAATACTGTCTGACCGGCGGAGTACCCGTGGGCGGAGCCGGTATTTACCGTAATATATCCGCCAGAATACGTAGCAGACGAGATAGTGATTGGAGTTTTTGTATAGTTGGCAAACATATCGAAGCCAAAGGTGAGGGACTTACCTCCAGAGAACGCGGTAAATTTTTCGCCCTCTGCATAATCAATAGATGCAACCAGATATTCTGAAGAAGAGGGGGCACTTGCAGCAGCATAGACATATGCGGCAGCAGAGCTCTGGCTGTCGTAGTAGGCAGTAGTAGCCGTGGCTGTATTAGCTAAGACAGTATTAAACCCAATCAAGGACACTGCTGCATTTGCTAAAGATGAAGAGGTCCACGCAGAAAGTGTTGCCGTAGTGTTGCCAGTGCTTTGATTAAAGAACTCAAAGCTCGGGTTTTTTACAGTATTAATCTTACGAGCAGATACATACGCTATTCCCTTATTAGAGAAGTACCCATAGTCAAACTCATTTTTACCGTAGTCTCTAAGGTATAGACCAGCTACATCATCATTATCTAGCTCCGCGATACCAACTGCATCCGAGCTAGACACATCCGTGCCCGAGTTAGCGTAACTAAATGTATTTAAGGTAATAGCAGTAATTGTTACCGAGGTCCCGGAGTTATTAAATGTAGTGTCATCATCAAGAGTTACGATTACTTTATCGCCAACCTGGAAATCATGTCCCTCGGAGGTAAGAGTAGCAATATTAGATACACGTTCTTTAGTAGAGATCTGAACAGCATCTGGAGAGTAAGACTTAAATAGACCTACATAGGTTCCAGACGTGATTCCATCATCGGTATCTCCGGCAATAGCACTCTCAAGAAATGTACCGAGCAAAGTAGTAGATCCGATAACACGCGTTACCGCAGGGTTAGAAATGTTCCAGTAGCCGATGCTTCCAGAGGATGCATTGATATTTCCTCGGACCACAACGTTTCCGAACTCGGCATTACCTGTTCCAGTAATCTTCCAGCCCGAGTATCCTTCTACATAGTTACCGCTCTGAATACTTTTATCAAAGATTTGCATCTCTTCGGCAATCGAGTTCTCGCCAATAGAGTTAGTTGCAATCGAGTTATTTGCATTGATTTGAAGAGCAGAAGACAACGCCGAGTTGTCTAGCGAGGTTAAGTATGAAGAAAGACTTCTTGTTTTGGCAATCCTACGGCTACCCATGGACGTCAACCTCCCATTCAGGAATTAGATTAAGTGTAATTTGCTCTGGAAATGCCGGACTATTCGGGACGCTCACATTGATTGATTCAATTTTACGAACAATCGCAGTGCTTCTCGGCTCTAGGTAGCTATTTAGACGCTCGCTAATGAAGTCATCATTAATAACCAGCTGACACCAATCGCCTGGATTATAGGTACCAACAACAGGATCTAACGAACCATTGATCTTAATAGAGTACTCACCCATTGGCGGCTTAGACTCGTTCAGATAGCGATCAGCTGTCTTTTTGAAGTCAAGTTCAGCATCAAAGTTGTCCCATTTATCTCGGTTAATCTGGTTGTATCCATACTGAGGCCAGGACTGTTTTTCTCCACCATCAAGAATCGGCCAACCATTAGATAGCAAATCAGTCAATGCCGAGCCAGAATAGTGAGCACTGGCCTCCCCGCTACCTGCACCATCGCCATCTCCAACAATAAACATACGAGTAATAGCATTCTCAGCATTTTCGTTAAGAGTAACATCAGAAATATTTCCAGGGTATTCGAAAGTGAGTCGGTCTGCTCCGAATGCACTAGGAGGGGCATATTCACCCGGATCAAGAGGATTAGCATCTAAATAAGCAGTCAGCTCGGCCGGTTTTCTAGGAACAATAACAAAGGTACGTTTAAACGACTGGGAGCCATCTACAGTTTGAACAGAGCAGTCAATTCTATAGTCAAAGCCTTCAGGGGTATTAGAGTACTTATCTAGGTGCTCTCCAACATTTTGTAGATCACTACCAGTAATTGTTGCATTGATAAAAGCCTTCTGACTGTACGTTGTAGTGGCAAAGTCTAGGCCGCCGAGATCAGCATTATCTGGAAACTCTCCATAGCTTCTAGCATAGACAACAGGGGTCTTTGTACAGTACGCAGCCGTTGTTATATTGCTGTAAGAGTCTAGGCTACTAGCGGTATCAGTAGCGGATCCAGAAACAGTGTAGCTAAAGCTATCACTATTGATCTTAGTGATTTTGACCGGAGCCCCGCCGTTGTTATAGATAGAGTCTTTTCCGGCGATATAAATAGATACCCAGTCATCGGTATTTAGTCCATGATTTGTACACGTAATAGTTCTAGTCGTACCTGATGCGGAGGCAGCCGAAGGATATCTAGCCTTACCGAAACCAGTATAGACTTCGGAGGCAATTCCTGTAGCTGACGTATTAACAGCAACAGGAGACCCCGGGCTCGAGTAGCTAAATGTAGTTGCACTAGGAACATCTGTAACTTGTACGGGGACGTTACTGTTATTGAAACTTGAATTACTGCATGCAACTAGTACATAGTCACCTTCAACAAAGCTATGATCAGCCGCGGTTGTGACGGTTGCTGTAGAAGCAACACGCTGAATTTTAGAAATAGTAGACGGAGTTCTATCAATAGAACCAACGATGGATTTAATTCTAGTAACTGTTCCGGTGGAGTTCTGATTATTAACGTTGCTAGCAATTGCTTTAATTGGTTTATAGGTGAAGGTAGTATCTCCGCTAGGGATATTTTTAATTTCTACAGTTCCGTCAAATGGTTTATCAGTTCCAGAGGCTACAGTATTAATTGATACCGTATCGCCTTTAAATAACCCATGAGCCGTAGTCGTGGTAATTGTTACTAGGTTAGAGCTCTTTTTATATTTTCTCTTAGAGATGTCAATGACCGAGCCAGGTTCTTTAGTCATAGCATATTTTGGTTCAAACTGAACCCATGTATTGTCCCCGGCAACTTCAGTGACTGAATGATAGCCATTATACATTGGAGTTTCCCAAGCGTCTAGATCTACACCATCTACATAAATTTCAGAGTCGACTGCAAAATTATGAGTATATCCGGGGTACATAGTAAGTCTAAGTGCCTTTACATCTACTGCATACTTACAGTACGAGTTCGATACATTTATACCAGTTGCAGCTGTATTAGCGGTAGATAGACTATAAGTAAATGTAGTAGCTGAAGGAACAGCAGTGACATAGACAGCCATATCATTGTTATTAAATCTTTTATGCTTTTTTTCAATCTGCATCGTGAGAATATCATTCTCCTTGAGCAAATGAGGAACAGCAGTAGTAATAGTAACTACACCATCTTTTGCCTTGATATTTTTAACTGACCGTCTAGCAACAGTAGTTACTTCCCTATACTTTATAGGATATGTAGTAGAAGAGACAGTAGTATTAGATATATCTCCAGTGGTAACAGAGAATTTAAACGAAGTATCGCTAGGAACATCTGTTACAACCTGAATTCCATCTAGTGCAGAATCAACATTTTTTAGGTCCACTCTTTGGCCGACAATTAGATTGTGAGGTGCTTCGGTGGTGATGGTAGCAGTATTATTGTAGACTTCTTTTCTAGACACATTGAATGCCTCCCTAACACCAGGATTAATATCCTCGTTAGAGAAATCAACATCCGTAAAATCTTTTAGAACTTCTGTAATTAGTTCCTTAACATATTGGTACGTGTCCACACGGCTTGTTACTTCAATCTTTGAGTAGTAGCTATCCGGACGAGGCGGAAGAGACGGAATCTCAACGTAGAAGTAATCCTGAGTTGGCTCGTATCCAGCTTCGCTTACAATTTTGTAGGTCCCGTTGTACTTAACAAACCCATATTCAGCAAAATTTAGGATGACAGATGTTCTATTTCCAGCGGTATCCGTAGCCGGGAATAGAATCTTACGAGTGATAAGTTCAACCTTGACTTTACCGCCTTGTGTAGTTTTGTAAAGTCTTGCAGATAGGTTATAGTTATAGGTTTTCCAAATAACTCGGTGGTGGAGGTAGCTAGTAAACTCAGATGCGCTTACAGAAATCTGCCTAGACGTGATCGAGTATTCACGGGACCAGATAATTCCGCCCCACATGCAGACGCCGTTTCTTACTACATAGACCGCGGTTTTTCCAGGCATAGTGCTGGAGTATAGGTCATAATCCTTGGTATCAGGAACAACGGAAATCGAACCAGAAAAAGATCCAGCACCTTTTAGAGCACGTTCAAATGATACATCTGTAAAAGGAATTTCAGCAAGGATGGTATTAGTTAAGATGTCTACGACAAAGTACTTGTACTCAGCGACTTTCGTCGAGAAATCATTAGAAGTGATGGCCATCGTTACCTATATTTTCGTCGTTATAGTCTATTTTAGCCGATCCAACCAGATCTGTGTTTGATGATTATAGGCTGATTAGTATCAGGGGTTTGTACAGATATCTCGTTGGCACCGGGCTTTAGGGTGATCCAATCAACCACAGCATCGATATAAGACCTACCTAGAGCAGCACTACCATTGAAAAGTGCAGACTTATTATAGGTATCAATTTCTAAGGTATCTGTATTATTTAAGGTAACAGACGCGTAGGTTCCACTCATATCGTGAGAATATGTCCTAGATGATGTAGAGGTATATGTAATAGAGTTAGCTGTAACCGCAGTTATAGTACACCCTCTATCAGAGTTAAAAGCAGTTACATCGGCATCAGATGACTGAGCACCAGATACTGAAATTTTGTCGCCGACCATAAAATAATGATTAGCAGGGTATAGAACCATCGTTACCGAGTTACCAACTTGATCAGTTTGGTAAGGCGTATAACTTGTGTATCCCGGACTATTAGTGATAATAGCCGTGCCGTCAGTAACACCATCCGCGAGGGTATTAGAGCTATATACCGTATAAGTTACAGTATCTGCAGTTACCGCAGTCACCGGACAGCTATACCCCCTTATACTAGCCCTACCAGATGTATTTACACCAAAGACATCTATAGTATTCCCAACCTCAATCCCGTGCCCGACAGAGGTTATTGTAGCACTGGTGCCGGTCTGAGATGATCTAGTAATATCGTAGATTGATACCTTTGCTCTTAGATCTTTAACAATCCTAAGCGTCTGATCAGTCGTACTATTGATGATATCCGTGTAATGATTTAGAGGCCCGTTGAGCGTTATATTAACAGGAACATCGATATTTCCTGCATTTGTAATCGTTGCATTAGGGCTGGCTTCCGGGCTAGTAGTAGTAACTACCTGGCCATTTTGGTCATTCCAATTCCAGTCGAACTTAATTGGGTTTGCAGCACGTAGACCGATAGAAAAGTCCATACGCCCGCGTGCATTTACGTTAGTAATTTCAGGGCGTCCGCTTAGTCGAACATATGCGGCTTTAGTCGGACTTTCGCCAACAAATAACCAACCCCCCTGATGGACTAGGCTGATAGCTTCAATTAGACGCTGCCTTGCTACCTCAGCATAGTTGCGATTAGGGACAAGGATAGTTCCAGTTAGTGTCATATCACGAGCAGTCCAACGGCCACGAACGTCATACGAACCGTCATCAAGACCGCGAGTTAGCTCCGGAACTTCTGGATCAGGGACACCCCACCAGCCTTCGATTCCCGTACAAACCCAGACACACTTATTATGGTCAACAGTGTTGAGAAGCAGTCCGTTCAGCATGATATCCGCATTGAGTTCCATACCAGTAAGGTGTGGGATAGGGACTGGACGTAGACCGTCATTGACAGCGGCTGTCTCCTGAGCCTGAGTTAGAGTCTCAACAAATGTATTTGGGTCGTAAGAGTTTTCAAACTGAACTGCGTCAATTAAGAACTTTTTATTGGCAGTTCCGGTATTACTCTGAACTACATAGACCTTTGCATAGGCGGAAGTCTCTGGAGCAACTGCAGTCTTATATACTCTAGTCCAGTCACTAGTCGAAGTAATGGAGGTTGTATTTGAATATGAGATCGACCCGATTAGGGAGTTACCGGAAGTATAGTATCCAATACCAACTTTAAAACTTCCAGTCTCTTCTCCAGCCGGAACTTTAATGTAAGCGGAAGCAACATAAGTGTTACCAACTGTAACAGTAATAGAGGTAGTATTACTTACTGCACCTACGTTAGCATCTGCTGATTTTGTTACCGTTAAGCAGTCAGAACCATAGTATCCGCCCGTGGCAGATGCCGCTATTGTTCCGGTTCCGCCAGTAGCAGCCCAGTAGGTAGTCCCGTCTTTAAAAGATGGATTAGGAATAAGATTAGTATTTAGAGCCATTAGATAGCACCCTTTCGCATCTGGAAAGCAAGTCGTCTAGAAACTTCAGCCGCTAGTTCATTCTTGTCCATGTCTGCACCATTGATTGCAATGTTGATTCCACTTCTAGAGTTGAGAGCGTCTAGAACTTTTCGATCTCCAGCAGACAGACCCTCTGAGTCCAGAGGTACAACCTTTTCAGGCTTTCCAGCTTCTGCAACGTTAACTAGTGATCCGCCAGGAGATGGCATAACTACTCCACCCTTTGCTAGGTGTAGATTCACGTGAGGGAGCGTAGGTATTTTTCCAAAGTTAATTGTTCCACCGCTAGCATCCTTAATGTTCGTGCTTATGTCATTAATACCCTTGATGATATTATTAATCATATCTACAAAGAAGTTTGCAATTCCATTAAATAGACCTAGTGCAGCATTACCTATATCTTTAAATGCTTTGCCAGCAACTTCACCAAACTTATCCCAGTTCCAGGTAAATAGTGCTGTAAAGAATGCAGTAACTATGTCATATAATCCCCTAAAAATCTTTACCCATGAGGCTACTAGATCAATAAGAAATGTTATCTGAGGAATAAACATAGTTACAATTGTTGTAATAATTGGAATTAAGACTGAAAGTAGGACTTCTAAGATCTTAACTAAGGCCTCAAAGAACATGACCAACGGGTTACTCCCGCCCTGACCTACACCAAAAGCAGCCATAAGTCGGTTCCAGGCATCAATAACTGGCTGGAATGCTTCTTGTAATTGCTCCCATGCACGAGTTAGATATCCCATAACTCGCTTTAGAGCATCGTCTACAAACTTTCTAAACTCGTCGCTGGTGTTATAGAGGATAACCATAATAGCGACAATTGCTGCAATAGCTGCGATAATCGGGTTAGCCATTATAAGAGTACCAAGTCTTCCAATAGCCATAACTAGAGGGTTAGTACTCTTTCCCATTTCAGCAAATGCAGTCTTTACACTCTTCCCCATGTTTGCAAACTGACCATCAAGCTCGGTAAGCATTTTAGAGACACCGGTCTTAAAGCCGTCAAACTTTCCTATGTCAAAGGCTTCTTTTAGTTTTGAAAAGTCTAGGCCTTCAATTAGAGTTAAATCACCAAAAAGGTCTTCAGGGAACACCATCCTAGGAATTTCTCTAAGTATTTCTTTAAAATCTTTAGGGAATTCGAACTGCTTAAACCTGTCGACTACGTTCCCAATCCAGCCACCAAATTTACTATCTGCAATGTCTTTAAAGCCATCTCTAATTTTTTGTATATTTCCAAAAAAGTCTCCAACAGTACCAAGACCTTTTTGAATAGTTCCCATGACGTAGTCAAGCGCAGTCTGAGCCGCACTCTTTATCTGGGTAAACCCAAGGACCCAAGCGTGAATAGGTCCCGACATAGATAAGAACCATTTAACAAGATCGCTTTTAGCTAAATCTTTAACTACTCCAAGAGCGTCTCTAATCATTTCAAGGAAGACTTTAGGGGACTCGGTATCAGAGAAAGCATTAAGAATGCCAATAATATTATTAAAGATCTCGCCTAGAATTGGAAGAAGCGGCATACCCTTTGAAATCATTTCTCCAAATGCCGGAGCAGAGTCCTTAATAATAGTCCAAAACTTACCAATATTCGGGTCAGTACCGAGAAGAACTAACTGACCAATTAGCCCACCTAGGCCGCTAAACATTGCCATAAAGTTATCGGCAATGGCATTAAAGAATTTTCTTAGCCCAGCCTGGTCCTTTGAGATATCTCCAAACCCCTGAGCAGCCTGACCCAGCCAATCGATTATCCTCCAACCACCAGTACCCGGGCTAAAGTTTGCCTCGATGATAGCAATTAAACCATCAAAAATTCCGCCAAAAATTTTTCCAAAATTAGTAGCCATGCTGGCAGCTGTAAGGAAATAGTATTTCAGCTTTTTGTCTTTAGACATCCCCTGAATCCAGTTATTAAATTTAGTAGCTAGATCGAGTATGAACGTACCTAGTGCCTGAATAATCGGGCCAGAATCTGCCATAAGAGTTGTAAAAGCTTGTATTAGCTGACCGAGTGCTTTTCCAACTTCGCCAATAACAAATGCCATGTCAGTAAACATTTGAGAAATATTAGCAATAGTAGTTGGATCAGATAGAGCATCTCCGATTGCCTGAGTAACAACACCAAGTGCTGTACCAATCTTTTTAAATCCATTTTCAAGCGGAGTAAACCCAACCTTGATAAGTCTTTCCATCTGTTTTTGGAGAACTGGTAGGAATCCGCTAGCAACAGCTTCTTTAAGTTTCTTTAGTAGAGGGAATAAAGTTACTAAGTATTTAGCAAAGTCTTTTTGGCTTTTAGTCAGCCCTTTATAAGGGTCATTGCCCCTAAGAGCTGCTAGCCCTTTAATTCCTTTAGCTGCCTGTTTTGCAAGATCCTTAGCTCGCTCCTGAGCACGTCTATAGGCAAGATCAGCCTCTTTATAGGCAAGAACTGCCTGACGTCTTGCCATCGAGTTAGGTGGCAAGTCTGCAGTCATATTCAGATTTTGAATTGCTTTTTCTAGATTAAGTGCTGCACCCTCTACAGCTAGGGCTGCCGCCTCGGCATCAAATTTTAACTGCTTAAGTTCTTTTCTTAGGGCAGCCATAGTCTTAGCAGCGGTTTGTGATTGCTGTATAGCAGCAGAAACTGCTTTACCTACATCCCCTAGTGCCATTCCAGCAAGTGACGAGGCAATTTTAAAGGCCATAAATACGCCAATTACAGCTGTAAATGATACAGCCGCTGCACCTGCTGCACCTACTACAGATACCAGACCACCAATTAAAGTACCAATAGAGCCAATTACAAGCGGAATAACTGCCTGCATTTTATAGCCCTGCATAATTACACCATTAATAGCGTCTCTAACTTCTAGAGCCCTAGGGTTGACCTCCCCCATGGCATCAGCGAGTCGGGTAAAGATATTGGCATCAATGTTTTTGTTAAGCCCCTGCTGAAATTTTTCAGCAATGGTTTTACCAGCTTTAGATGCACTATTGCCGTCGACGCCATCAAATCCATTTTTGATATCACCCGCGACTCGGTCCGTGAGGGCACGGACAACGATGTGGGCTTCACCGACGACAGCCATAGTTCACCTACCTACTTAACCTAAAGGGCCATCTAGTACGCCATTGCTATCTACGCCCTTTTCCGGGTCAAATGTTGTAGGCACAAATGGCTTTACTTGCATATCTGTTTCATCAAAAGGAAGATCATTAAAGTCAGTTCCACTGGCATAAGTATTCCTGGACGATGATGATTTAGTTTTTACTGCATATTTATATTGAACGTCGTACATTTGTCTGTACAAAGAAAGTCTCATATCGCTTACAGCCTCTGCTTCTTCAGCAGTGCTATATCTAGAATCTTCTTCAAAGTAATAGTGAAGTACGTCGAGCATGTCTGATGCATCCATGTCCGCGAGTTGTAGTCCATTCACTATTGCTTTTCCGTTCACGTAGGGCCAAAGGTCGATCCCCCACTCTAGGAAGCCGATGACCCCTCGGTGGGGCGGTTGGTGTACTGCTCTGCTAGCCAGCCAACAATTTCGCTAAGTGTTTCTACAGAAACGATTCGGTCTTTGTCTTCAACCAAAAGGTTAAAACGCTTTAGACTTTCTTCTTTAAGTACAGAATCAAAAAACTCTGTAATAACTCCAGCAGAAGCAGCAGGGTCATCTGAATTACTTCCAGCAACCATGTTTAGAAGAACCTTACCCTGAATCTGAGGGATGCAGTGGAATTCTTCATCAAAAATTTTAAATGAAATTGGTTCAGCATTCTCCGCGGTATTTCCACCGAAGTCCTTGAACTTTGCCATAATCTATCTTTCTCTAATTTGTATTTGTAGTTAAACAGAAACATACTGTCACCTACTATTGTACTCTAGGTAGATATAGGGCTATTTGAACTTATTTCTTAATTCCTTTGCCTCCAGTGATTCGTCCGAGATCACCGAAGTTATTCTTCATAGGGGTATATAAGAATCTATTTGCTCTAGTTCCAGGGTGCATAACCGCCTTAGCATAGACCACGGCTCCGCTTCTTCCAGTAAACTTAAGCTTCTTATTTTGCTGAGAGTGGATCTCGTGTGGACGCGTTCCTTCATGTACGGCAAGAGCGTATTTCCTATTAGATCCCATCGTGATGTACTGTCCAGACACATTTCCCAGGTGTCTAAGATAAATTGACGCGCTTAGCTCTCCGCTTCCATTTCTACTCTTAGCCTTGATTCTAGATTCCTTATGCATAGCTGCAGCCCTAGCACCTAAGTATCTACCAATTTCGCCCTTTGGAGAGTTAATAAATTCTTTGTAATTAGGGTAGAAAATAAGCTCTTTAAACTTATACCTAACTCCCGGTCTAGCACCGTCTTTTATACGACTAGCGACCTTAGTGCCAGTAGCTCTAATGGCACCTTTAACTACTTTTTTGAGGCCCCAGCCCCACCAGCTGTCCGGTAGTCCGTACATTATGGCACCGATAGAGTTAGCTGCAAAATTACAGCGTTATAGCCGCCCTCAAACCCGGCAGTTTCTAGGGTTGCAATAACACCCAAGCCATACCCGGTTTCATCCCACATATCGAAAGAATTAAGAGAGTCCATTAGAACCCACGAGTCGACAGCAGACATCCATGAGGATTTTTGAATAGATTCGGCCGATGGTGCTCTACCATTCATTCCGCCAACAGCTACTTCACGAGCAACCATAATTTCTACAGTAGCGGTACGAGGAACGTAACAACGCTGAGGGGTGTTTGCCTGGTCACCAGGGGCACCTAGATACATCTGAGTAAAGCTAACTACTAACTGCTCACAGTCGATTGCTGGAGTTCCCATAGTCCAGTACTGGCGAGAAGGTAGAGGAACATTGTAGGATTGGTAAATATTTTGGACACGTTCGAGCACTCCGTCCATCATTTCTTTTAGACGGAGTGCATCGGACGAGATGTCATTAATGTTGATTGGAATACCCATAGGTATATTCTAACGCTTATTCAGCGTCCTTTTCTTCTTCAACATCTACAACTGCAGGAGCCTCTACGACCTCTACAACCTCGGCTACAATCTCTTCTACCTTAGGGGCAGCGGGCTTAGCGGTCTTAGGGGAAGCAACCTTTTTTACTTCTGGAGCAGCAACAACTGGCTTAACAGCGCCTGGCATGTCAACTGCACGGAAGTTTGTCTGAACTGACATTTTATTTCCTAACTATACATTTGAATCTGGAGGTTTCCAGACGCAATTTCGGTGACGTTTTCTACACCAGCAATTGTCTTGGTGGCGTAGAGAGTCCAAGTACCAGGGTCTACCATTCCCAGTGCCTGGAAGGCTTTGTCATAAGACACGGAGAATGAAAGAACCTCGGTGCCTTGGTTTACAGTGATATCTGCCGAATCTAAGTCAACTGACTTGTTTGAACCGTAGTTACGTAGTGTAACTTTCGGCTCCCAGCCAGAGTCTGGGAAGAAGTTGCTGAGGTCTAGCCCTACAATGTCAGCCGAAGACCATGAGGTAGCAGCACCCTTAACCGAGACGATATCATAGTCGGCATCAGCTATAAGAACTACTCCCTTTGGAGTATAGCGACGAGCACGAGGCTGGTCAGGCGAGAATACCTTCGACTTGCGACGAGCATTGTCAGGGTTCGCGGTCTTGAGGAATAGGTCGACTGCGTAGAGACCAGTACGAAGTTCTTCGATGAACTCCTGGTTGTCAAGAATGGTAAACGAAACACCCTGACGAGATACCGATGTAATACGCTGAGGAAGCTGGCAGTCATCATCACCCGCCCATAGCTTTGCAAATTCCATAGCTAGGGTACGGGCAGCCATCTTCCCGGCCATAGGAACAGCGGCACCATACTCATAGGTAATTTCTGTATTACATGGAGTCCAGGGAGTTCCGGAAGTAATGTGAATAGTCGAGTGATCAACTAGGTAGTACTGAGAGGGGTTAATCACCACACCGTGCTTATTACGGATAGAGTGAATTTTAATAATTGGACGACCACGAAGCTTGATACGGGCATCGGGGGACATACCATCACTAACTAGCTCAGAGTATTGGTCATAGTCATCGGTAGGAATATTATAAACATCTCCACCAAAAAGAATAGGGGAGTTTGTTTTAGTAGACGGACCCATTCGGTTGTTGCGAAGCGTACAAGTGTAGCGTTCAGTAACAATAGTCGTACCAGTATATTTACGGCCAGACATAGCCCAAAGAAGATATGACGCTGTTTTGCAGGCCTCGTCTGCATACTCAGTATTGGCATAGTCGCCCAGATCAGTGGTCTGGACCCAGTAGTTAACTGCCATTTGTCTTATCTCCTAGCTGTGACTAAGGCGGCGGGTCGGCATATTTCGATACCGACACACGCCGCCTTCATCAGTTTTAACTTATTAGCCCTCGTTCGACTGAATTACACGGTCGATAGCTACGTCAGGGTTGAAGTTGACGTTACCAGGAACGTTGTAACCGGTTGTCGAGCTTGTTAGCGAGTCTGTAGAAGCTACAGCACCAGCAGGTGAGGTGATGGTAGTGATGTTTCCACCAGTACGTGCCATAGCAGATCCACCACGGTCGTTGAACGTGAAGGTAGTTGTGCTTGGAACGCTGTCAATTGTACCAGTAGTGTTGAAGAAGGTACGAACAATTGAACCAGTAGCATTAGCCTCAGCTACATCATCAGTAGTTAGAGCATAAGTAATGGTCTTAGCCGATACGTTTACGCCAGTAACTGTCTTAGTTCCATTGAATGTCTCGTCGACTCCAGCAACGATAACCTCGTCACCAATTGCAACCTGGTTAGCAGATACGCTAGATAGAGTTAGGGTAGCTACGTTAGAAGCAACAGCCTTCTTGGTAACAACTAGTGCCGACTCGACGCCAGTTAGGGTGACACTCTGGCCAACTGCAAATCCATGTGCCGTACCAGTTGTGATGGTAGCAACGTTAGATGTAAGAGCAGCTGCAGTAACCTGTGCAGAGATACCATTGAGGTTGGTAACTGCATTGTAGGTCGTGTCCTCAGACGAACCCTCACCAGCGTAGTTCCAGGTGTAGAAGCCCTTAAGACCCTGTGGAGCCCAGGTAGCACGTGCATAAGAGTATGGACGCTCAGCAGCGACATCGAACTCCCAACGACCATCAGGACCGTTGTTGAAGTTAACGTTTCCAAGGCCGTAGCCTTCAAATGTGGTTGCAAGCATACCGTTTTCAATAACACGGTCACCAGACTGACGGAGCTTAGCGTATGGGAATACCCAGTGGAAGTAAGGAAGAGTCGTGCTCTTCTTACCGTTAGCAATAGCGTGAGACCAAACCTCGACTGCTACACCGTAACCTGCAGGGTCGTCACCTACACCAGGAGCAGCCCAACCAATTGACTGGTTACCCTTGCGTAGCAATAGACCACCAGAAATTAGAGAAGTAATTTCAGGGTCTGGCTCACAAATAGCGAGTTCCATGGTAATACGCTTTAGAACGTCAGGAGACTTGTACGTCACACAAACAACGCCGTTAGCGTTCTTCTCTGTGATCTCGTCGCCCTCTTCATATTCAGGGGTAAACGATACACGCATGAAGGCCGAGGTAACATAGCTGTCACCAGGACCATTTAGTAGGTTGCCAGCTGCGTCTAGGCGAGTGATACGAATCGACACACCCTGGATGCTGGCTGCATAATCTTGAGTAGCCATTAAGCTATTCTCCTTATTTTATTAGGCTGTTAGATCTACTCGAACAGCTAGGTGGATGGATGTATCGAAGAAAGCCGCGGCTGGGCGGATTGCCTTGATACGCATGTCATTCGCGTTGCCCGACACGTCATAAGCCTGGCTTAGACTGTCGTTTACGATATCGACGTCGCCGAGGAATACTCGAACTTCACCGGTACCATAAATCCATTTTGCAGAGTTAGTTCCTACCATCTGCACATAGCCAGTAACCGCTTCCTGAGATCGGTTAGTAGCAGTTGAAATCGTAATTGTGATAGTGTCAGCATCAACCTTAGTAGCAACGGTTCCAGTGCCAGTCTGGTTAATATTTGCACCAACAACCGAGTAGTTAACAGTGTCTCCAGCCACTAGGTAGTGGGCAGCAGAGGTGTTGATAGTTAGTGTGTTGGTGCTAGTAATTGAGGCTGTAGCAGCCGTTACACGAGGACCATTTCCAGTGTAACCAGAACCAACAACAACAGGAGTACCGCCCATAGTCTGTAGGTGGTCCTTGACTTTATTGTGGAAAAGCATCTGGCTATTGCTTGAAAGGATAGCGACAACATCGCGAGTAGCATGGATAAATCCCTGCTCACCCGCGTGGGATACCGTTGCAATTCCGTGCTCAAGGGCGGCTAGAGCGCGCTTTGCGGAAAGCCCAGTACCATCAACAACGGTAACACCAGTAGAAGTTAGGGCTCGGTTTGAGTGGCCTTGGCCAATACGGACAGCACCATCCCAGAGTTCTTGCTCCACAGCCCGCTGGGTAGCTGCGTCACACTGACGCTTTAGACGCTCTAGGCGGTCTAAGCCAAGGAATGCAAAGGTTGAACGATCTTCTTGGACCTCTACAAAGAAAGGCTTAATTTCGTCGTAGTAGTTTACATTTCCAGCACCTGCAAGGTGGATTTCAGCTACGTTAGTATCATCGACGTTGTAAAGACCAAATAGGTCTGTTTCCCACTCTTGCGAGAAACCACGGATCCAACGGTCTTCGTCGGCCGTCTGCTCATCAACTACAGCAAGTAGGCCGAACGCCGAAGGCACGATCTTTGGTGCTGTAATAACACCATTCTTTGGAAGAGCCACTTCTGATCCTTAAAAGTTTAAAAGTCTAATTTTGTTTTGTATCGGGGGACCTGTTTCCAGGCCCCCCTCAACAATTCTGCTATTTCTACTAGGGCTTAGAGCTCGATAGTAGCGGCAGCAGTGTTACCGGTTGTGTCGCGGAGTGCAGCAGCTGCACCGTTGATCGAGATGGTCGAGGTGATAGCGAGCGACTCGATACCAACCTTTGCCAAACCTTCGAAGGTTTCAACGAACATCTTGTAGTCGTTGGTACCAACTAGGGTGCTGTCACGGATGATACCTAGGTCTAGAGTACCACCGTCTAGGAACAAGAATGTTCCCTCAGCGAACAAGAACCAGCGGAAGCTGTCTGGGAACTCGTTTAGAGCAGCAGCGTCCTGGAACATGTTCAGCGAGCCAGCTAGGGTCGACGAAGTGTTGTCCATTACTGGAACAATGTCAACGTTCGAGTTAGCTAGGTAGCCGTTGATCTCCGACTCAGAAACCGAAAGGGTTCCATCGCCAGGCATCGATAGCGACAAGTCAGCAGCCATAGCGTCGTAGATCCAGAAAGGAACTACAGCCTTTAGGCGAGCCTTCGAGTCGAGGCGGTGACGTGCACGGTAAGCAACAGCTGCACGACGTACCTGTACTAGGAAGTCGCGACCAAAACCAATTAGGTTGGTTGTGGTAACAGCGGTCGATGCCGAAGCAATCTTCGATACTAGGTTCTCTTCAGCCTCACGAGCGTGCTGAACTAGAGCTAGCTCGTTGTGGCGAGCGATTAGTTCTGGGTAAGCACGGGTCATTAGGTTACCGAACTGTAGCTGTAGGGTTACAGCGTCAGTCTGAGCAGTGGTCTCCGAAGCAGCAGCAATGGTCTTCGAGAGCTTAGCCGAAGGGCTAGGGGTCTCAGCCGAGTCATTTGCAGCAGTCCAGATGCCAACAGCGTCAGCATAGGTAGTGGTGTTCGAAGTTACGTTAGCAAACGTAGGTGGAACGATGTAACGGATACCGCCGCGGTCAGCCTGGAAGCGAGGTAGTGCGTCACGAAGTGGACGTACTGCTGTCGAACCAATGCTGAAGATGTCGTACTTAACCTCGAATGGAGCTGAGTGACCACCCGAAGCAACAAGTGCCTCTGGGCCGGAAACGGCTGCAATCTTTAGTGCGTTCGACTCTGCGTCGGAGGTGAGGATGCGCTCCTCTGGGAACTGAGTGGTGATAGATGCAACGATGTGCTGCTCTCCATCTCCACCGTTGACACGGCGAAGCGAGTGGATGCGCTTCTCCATAGCTACTGCTACTTCGCTCATGTCGTTAATTGTGCTACCAGCGGTGTAGCCTGGGATGTCAGCACCGGCAGTAATTGCTACTGGAGCGGCTTCGACAACTTCAACTACAGGCTGACGGTCAGCTGGGGCCTCAAAAGGCTGTTCTGCTGCGGCGGTCACGGTTGCCTGCTCTTCCTGAGCCTGAGGCTCAATAGATGTTTCTTGGTTGGTTGTTTCTTCGGTCGAAAGTTCAGATCCTTCAACCTGAGTTGTTGATGCTTCAGCGGCAGTTTCAGTTTCAACAGCTAGGTCAGCTGCCTCTACTACTACTTCTTCAGCTGGAGTAACGGCTTCCTCGTCAGAGCTGAATTCAGACTTCTTCTTCTCAGAAGATTCCTCTTTTTCAGTCTCCTTGGACTCTTCCTCAGCGGTACCCTCTTCGACCTGACCTGGCTCTTCAGCCGGGGTCTCGTCTACAGGGGCTTCTTCAGCAGGGGCTTCCTCGACC